GTGTGGAAGCCTTCGACGACGCCAGTGTGAAATTGCCAAAATATTTCCAAACATTAAAACCAGTCCTTTTGCACGACAAAGCCATCTGTATCAATTACAAAGATCATACCATTCAAAGTCCTGTGAAATGGGAGCAAAAATAAACCAATCCATGAAAGGAGCTTTATTATGAACCATGATCTCAATGTTCTTCTTGTTCGCATGGAAAAAGTACGTGGACTAGGATTTATTTCTCTGGTTATCAAAAATAGAGAAATGACAAAAACTCCATTTGATTTCTGGTTTTCCCGTAAAGATTTGCAGGACTGGTTGTTACATGCTTGTTCTGCTCATAACAACGAGGCTTTTTATTATACCAATTTTGAGTCCCGCCTTGCGGTACGGCTTGAAAACCGAAGCGGAGAAGATGATAACAACATCGCTGTTTTTGAACTGTTCATCTACAAAACATTTTCAGAAAACTATGTTATGTACTCGTTCCGAATCGACGCGCCCACGCTTTTAAAGTTTCTGGAGTCACCGGATACCCCTTTGCGTTTTCTTTATCATCCTGATGTCACGTTCCCAAGAATCATATGTCCCCATGTTAAAAGCGAGGTTCTCTCCTCTCCGCTCAAGCGTCGTGCTTTGAGCAAGGCTCTTCGTGATTCATTCAAATGGAACGGCTCGAAAAGCATCACTCTCTACCATGATTGGGGTGACGACTTTTACTTCGAGGAAGAAGGCGGAATCGCTGGCGGATTGTGTCTGAGTGACTATGGTAAAGTGGTTGGCAAGGATGGCGTAGAACGTAATTACTACCGCTATTCAGTACATACCTGAAGGAAAAAAGGAGGAAAAATCATGAACAAAAACCAATACCACTGGTTTATTGATCAGCGGTATCCGGATCAGTTGATCAGCGAAGACCAGATCAAACAAGAGTATGGAAAACAGGTCGCTGATGGGAGCATTGATCCTGCGGAAAAAAATTTTCAGCAGTACCTGTCTGACTGCATGGAACAACATGGCGGAACTCTTGCCGAGGTATTCCCCCAAAATTTATTTCCCTCAATGGACCTTTCTCCACAGGGAAAGGCACTGACGTTCATTGAAAATATCTTTGAAAACATCTTTGAAATCACCTGCGTGGCAACACGCCTGCTTGATTCCAACGAGATCGCGGCCGATGACAGCCGCGTTCTTTTTAATTCCGTTGTACAATTCGCCCTTGATTTTGAAAAACAGTTTGATCCGGAAAATGACAATTATCTTCTCGAAATCGAAGACTACGCAGAAAGAAGACTTTTGTCTGACTTCCGCCCCGAGGATTAAAGTACACAAACACAAATCCAATTCCTGAATCCCAAAAACAAGTGAAGAAAAAAACAAAAGGAGAAATGAAAAATGATGTATTCCGTAAACACTGTCAAAACTTCCTCCAATGCCATCTACCATCCCGATCCCAAGGTTTTTATGGAACTTCGCAACGCTGGCCTGACGAACGCGGAGATTGCCCGCAAAACCGGCTTTAATTACAACACAGTTTTACGGTATATCGGCCTTCAACCCAAAAAACTGACGCTTGCAATCCGCAAACAGGAACAGGCCAGCCGAGCCGCACGGGAAACAGTCAGGGAAAATTATGCGGAATCGGTTAAACAGGAAAACAACAATACCATTAAGGCCACGCCTGCTGTCCGGGATTTTTCTCCCGAATCCTGTTATCTGGAAAAGGCGCACGCTATCGTGAAGCGCCATGAAGAGCGCATGGCTCATGCCAGGAAACTTTCCGAACTGGTTAATCAGGCCCGTCGGGTTCTTTCCGAGGCTCAGGAGAACATGAAAAATGCTGAGCAGGTCTGCAAGGATGCCCAGCTCAATCTTAATAAAGCCATTGAAGAATCGAGAAAAGCCGAAAACACACTTGCCTGCTCGCGCTTCATCTATGCCTGCGCCGCTGAATATGTCAAGTCATACAGTCGGGGAAATGCTCCGACTGCTTCTCTGTAAGGATGTGGTCTTTGGTATGGTCTATTACAAAGTTCCTCCCTCTTTACAAGATGCGCCCTGCTACCGCCCGAACGTCTCTCCGCGCATTCCAAACGGATACTACCTGATCGCCAATGAACTCCTCACTTTGTCAGAATGCCGGCACATCAATGCCCCCATCGAAAAACTTGAAAAAGTCACCATGAAAAAAACGGACGCCTATCACATGTTTGGCGCCCGTTTTGCATGCAACGATTAAGAAAGGAGCCTGATTATGGATTACAATACCTGTTATTCTCTCAAGGTAAAACATATCGCTTCCAAAGAAGAATGGGTCCGTCTTGTTGGTGTAATGAGCCATTTTCATCTGTTCGGTTATGCCTTCGCGCTCGGCGAATATGTTCCTGACGAAGAGGTTCAACTCTTTGAATCCGCTGGGGAATGCCCCTGGTACGATCACGATGAAGATATGCTCGAAATCGCAAGCCGTTTCCCCAACGCCGTCTTCCAGCTTTATGGCGTCGGTGAAGGATATGATGATATCTGGTATGCCTACTATCAGGGTGACAAAGCCGAGATTTGCTACGCCGACATCGTCTTCCCGCCTCCCCAGTCCATATCATGGTGAAGGAAAGGAGCCTGCGAAATGACAACTACACAGTTTCAGATCAAGGACATCTACGACTTGCGAAACGCCTATCTTCGTACCCACCCGAATGGTCATTGGTTCGACAGTGACACGCTCGCTTTTTTCGGCGAGTCCCTTAGCACCATGCGCCTTTTGAAGGGAACTTACCGCATTAAGGATTTTACTGGCGAAGAACACTCGTGCTATAAAGTGAGCAAGCTCAGCCGAAAGTATCCCGGCGGCCCTAAAAGGACTTACGCCTATTTTGATGTCAACACTCTTAACGATATTCCTGTTTGATTTTTTATAGGAGGTTTCCCCAAGATGAAATACGACACCATCAAAGAAGCCGCCCAGGCTTGGGTACGCGAATTCAACACCATTCCAATCTCGATCCTTGAAAAACTTCTGGAAATCAACCCCGATGAGCTTCAGGAAATCACCCCTCCCGCAGTCGGAGACCGCGTATATGTCTATAATCCCCCTGCTGGTGAAAACGAAGGAGAAATCATCCGGCGTGAAGATAATCTGTATACCATTGAACTGAATGATGGCACTACCTGTGTTCTTGAGCCCAGTGAATTTGATGTTCAGCGTGACGATTTTTTGCCTATGTGGGGTACTTTATGGGCATTCGGGGATTCTGTTGACAACTGGTGGCTTGAGGAACATGGTGGTCTGCAAGCCATGGCAGACTGTGGGTTCCGTATCTATGAGCAGGAAGACTATGAATACGTCTTTGGAATCGACGGCGCCGGTTACGATTTTTACGCCGATCACTGGATTCCTCTGTATAAAGCCCGTGGGCTGCACTGGCATAAAGAGGAGGAATAAACATGCCACGACATCCTCGCGGCGATCCTGTTTCCATGGCACAGGCGGATTATTATTACGACGAATGTTTCCCCCACCGGCTTTTCACCCTGAAAGAAATCAAACATCAATATCAATCACTCCTCGATATGGTTCCAAGCGATGAAAGAACCTTCGAGGAGTATTTGTTTGACAGCCATTACCGCAATGGCGGATCACTTCATCCCGTCCATGACAAAGAAAAAATGTGAAAAAGAAAAACAGAAAAGGAGAGAAACAATATGGCAACCAACTACACCTGGATCTATGGCCTCGATAATGAATACAAGCTGGTGCGCTGGCACCGCATTCCCGTGATTTCCATTGACTATCTCAAGTTTGAGTGCTCCACCATGCGAGACGAATGCCCTTCCGTTTCGGAGGTTTATGTGATAGACGCTTCTCCCTCCCTGTCCAGAGCATTCCGCAATCGTGCCATAAATTCAAACTGCATCGACGCTAATGTTGTGTTTCGCGTAATACTGCAACGGGATGGTGTGTGCCTCTGGAAAGACCGCGGCTAAAAAAACAACTCAGGAGGCTCATATGTATATTTCCTATTTTAAAAGCCCGGAAGTTTTCAACGACCCTTCTTTGCGGAACGAGGTCTGTTATATCCCTGAAAATGTTTCAGGCGATGATGATTTTTACACCCACAATGATTTTCTTGTTCTCTGCGGTGGGAAAGAGGATCTTGCCGCTCAATTGTTTGATTCCGTAGACTGGCAGCACCCGGAAGTCGTTATTGACGAAAATCTTCGGGATGGTTTGTGGACTGTCTGTCCAAGATGCGGCAACCTTTATGATACCCATGATCAGCCGGAGGTGTTCTGCCAGGAATGCAATATCTCGTTTCCAGTCGTTTCTGATTAAACGGAGGTGTTTGTTATGTTTGTCCGCTGTTTGCAATGCAACTGGATTGGCAATCCAAACGAAACAAAAGAAGATGGGCAGTGCCCCCATTGTTCAAGCACGGGATATCTAATGGAGCTCGATAGCGATAGTTCCTTTACCGATCCTGATCTGGAGCAGCTTTGGGATGCTTTCGGAGACACTCCTACCAATGATCTGGATGAAATTGAAGAGCCCTTTCTGGATTTCCCAGCGGGCACCTATCGCTTTGATATCTGGCACTGGTTTGATGAGCGTTATTCAAAAGGAGTGTATTTTCTCGCCTATGGCTCTTTGTCTTGATTTTCCGTTTATGGTATACTATAGTATATTGACAGGCTGCTTCCGCGCCGGCAAAAAGGAGGAATCCAATGAATAAAGCAACACGATCCAGGCTTCGTGAAATCGCAGATCGGTTGGCTTCAATTACAGAGTATGTCGAGGAAGTCCGCGACGAGGAACAGGATAAGTTCGACAACATGCCTGAAAACCTGCAATATTCCTATCGCGGTGAAGCCTTTGAAAACGCTGCGGACGCTCTGAACGATGCCGCAGAAGCGTTGGAAAATGCGCGCGAAAGAATTGAAGAAGCAGCGTCCGTCTTATCCGAAATAAAAAAACAAACCAAAAGGAGTCGTTTATATGGCTGACAATCCTATCAAGACCGGTATAATGGCTGGTGTTTCCCTTATGGCGAAGGAGTACCAGAAAGATCAATTCAAGAAAAACATGGAAGAACTGCACAAACTGGATCTTCAGGCAAGCCGCGCTCTTACCAACCGCTCATACGAAGCCGCAAGGAGTCAGGCCGGCCCTGATGGCGCAATTGGGTGGTACAGCTCCCTTCTTTTCTCGGTTGGCAAAAACGGCACCTGGATTTACTGCACAAAGAGCGAGTGGCTTAAAGAGATGGCTCCGAATAGAATGCAGAATCATCTTTCATGGGTCGGGTGGAACAAGGAATGGGGAGATCCTTATGAAGAGATCGGCAAATACCGCCTGACTCTGCCAGGATGGGGCTATCCCGGCGCAACATGGGAAGACATGATCAAGGATATGCGTGAAGCGGACGCCAACAAAGAGCAGTATTGGCGTGACCGTGACGAAGAGATTATTGTCAGGTACGACAAAAAAGACCCCGTGACTGGCAAACTTCTCCCGAAAGAGCTTCAGAACTGGAATGCCTATAAGCAATACCGGGATAAGCATGGACGGTATGATGATTCAAATTTTTGGGTGCAAGGTTTTTTGATTATCGCCGTTTGCGTCGTTTTAATCCTGATTATGAAAGGAACGGGGTTTGTTCAATAACTTTGCAGGCATTCGCTACGCAAACACATGTTCGTATTTCTTCTTGACTTCCTGTTAGTCCCATGCTATGATATACCCGCAACGAAAAAAACCGGAGAGTGCTGCAACACTCTCCGGTAAGCACCAGACATCAGCGACCCTTCACAGCCCCTGCGAATCTGGTGGTATTCAGTATACCAGAAGCCACCGTATTCGTCAATCACTGGCGTATGGTGGTTTTTGTGTACCCTTTTTCAAGAAAGGAGTGGAATCAAATGCAATCTCAGGTGGTCGCTTCCGTGCTTCCCGCGCAGACTTCTCCACAGGTCATTTCCAGCCTTTATACCGGAGGGAAACAGTTCCTTGTAGACCCCAGAATCCTTACGCCCCACCCACGCAATCTTGATTTCTTTGATGATATTACCGGGGATAAATGGTCGGACTTTGTTCAGTCCATCCGCGAAAACGGCGTGCTCACTCCCCTGCTCGTGACCGACGGACGCCTGATCATTTCAGGCCATCAGCGCTGGCGTGCCGCTATGGAGCTGGAAATGACGAGTATCCCTGTTATCGAATGCCACTTCAAAGATGATGATGATGCTCTTCGTGCGCTGATCGAAACAAACATCCGTCAGCGTGGCACACTCAACCAAAGCCAGTTCAAACAGGCCAGAATCATCAAAGAATTGGAGAGATTGTACAATATCAAGCAAGGAAAAGGAGGCGATACTACCAAAAAGCAATGCTCAAATGAGCATTGCTCACCCGAAGATGATCCGCCCAGCACCAGAAAAGAACTCGCCCAGTCTCTTGGTATCTCCGAAGCACAATACACCCGCATCAAATCCCTTGCCAATATCATCCCCGGCCTTGCCGATATTCTGGAGGAAAACATTGTGCCCCGCAACATCGCCTATGTCCTTGCCCGCAACCTCAGCGAACTGGAACAGCGCGACCTCATGGACTCCCTTCTCCGGCTACCGGTTTTCAAAAACCGGAATCAGAGATTCATTGAGGCCGGCATCAAGGAGGGAATGGAATCCGAATATCAGCAGCGTGACGCTATCGTGCAGGAAATCAAAGACAAGCTCGCCGCCGCTGAAGCCGCGAAACAGCAGAGCGATCAGGACGCGAGCCGCCTTCGCAGGGAAGCCATGGATATGCGTAAGGAGCTGTCCACTGCCAAGGCTGCCCTCGCAGACCGCCCGCAGGAAATGAAAGATCTGGAAAATCTGAACCGCGATCTCACCGAAAACCTTATTCAGTCCCGCAACAGCGCCAATCTGTTGAAACAGGACAACGCCCGTCTGCAAAAACAGCTTGACGGCAAGACTGCCGCTCAACAGGCGGAGCTTGCCTGGCATACCGGAATCTCCCTTGCCGCCGGCGCTGTTTCTGATCTGGCCGCGATCAACGGGGAAGACCCGGCGTCCTTGCGTGCCATCCGCCAGAAAATGCGAGACGACTGCAAGGCCCTTCTCATGCAGCTCGGTGATGAAGATTAACCATTTTATACGAAAGGGGACCTTTCCATGACCTATGATACCCGCTTCAATGCTGTAACTTCTTCCGGAAATGTTCTTGCTTCCCCCTCAATCGGCGGCGCCTATGCCCTTCTTCGTTTTGCAGACGGAGACCCTCATTCCGGCGTCGTGCTTCCGAATTTTCCGAAAGACCAGCCCGTTCGTCTTTTCTTCACTCGTGTTGAAGATGTAATCTATGATCTTTGCCGCATTCCGCAGCGTGATACCTTCTGCCTTACCCGCTGGCTTCAGTCTGTATCGGGCGACGGAGAAATCAACCGATTCAATGAATCCAAATCCATGATGGATCTGTCCTCCTTGCAGGAGTTTCTGATCGTCAATTACGGGAAAATCTCTCTTCCGATTGTGCTTACCCTGAATCGTGATATGGGCGGGTGGTGCTATTCCTTTTCCTTTGATTACAGGGAATTTTTCCATATCACCTGATTTTTCTAAAAATGTATTTACAACATAGCTTTTTTCGTGTATACTATCTTCATCAGGAGGAGCCATGTCCAAAAAATCCGTGTCTGAAACCTGTTTGAGCAAAACCTGTACAACGCCGCGGTGTCCGTTTAGGCAGAAATCTCTCAAAGCGTCTAACGCAATGGATTTTTCCACTTCCTGTGATTACTATTCTACCACCGGCGACGGGCGATGGGGACCTGCCCCGGCTCATACAGACCCTTTGCCGCCCCCTCGTGCCCAAAAGACAAGAGCGTGATTTTTCGGAAAATAAGGCTATGTTATCATTGTCTTTCTCAATCAATTCTATGAGGTGATTGCTTGCAAAACAAAATCAGCAACTGGTGTAAGGCCGTAATTATGCTTGCGGCCTTACTTTTTCTGATGATTTTTCCCCCGACGCGCTCTCTGGTTGTTTTCCTGCTGCCGCTTGGAAGCGGCATTGATGATCTGATCTTTTTTATCCTGCTGTTCGCCACCATTATGGTCGTTCTTTTCAGACTGACCGATATCAATGTTCTGAAAAAAATTATCCGCTGGTTTCATAAATGAAAGGAGTTTTTGCAATGAAAAAGGTTTTTCTTCTGGCTGTGCTTCTTGTTCTCACCCTTGTTTCCACCACCGCCTGTTATTACAACAAACAGGTCGGTTCCAACCAGATCGGTCTGAAAATGGATGATGGCGTCACTATCAATGAAGTTGTCGGCTCTGGCCGATATACCAATCTTGGCTGGTACGCCGGCCTCACCTGCATCGACACCGCGTCCCATACCCTTGTCTGGGAAGATGCTGATGTATGGACATCCGACAAGCAGGTAGTTGGTTTTACTGCGTCCGCAACCTATGCCAGAAAGAGCGACGAAGAAAGCGTCCGCAAGATGTGGAAGGAATACAACGCAGCTGCCCGCGATGATGAGCAGCTCGACCAGCTTGTCCGCTCCCGTATTCCGCGTATTGTCAAGCAGGTATCCACCCAGATGACCCTTGATGAAATGCTCGGTATCGCTGAAAGCGACAAAAATCGTACAACACTCCAGGAAAACATTGAATTCTTGTTGTCTGCTGAACTTGACAACTGCGGCATCCAGCTTATTGATTTCGGCGTAAACAACATCAGCGTAGATCCTGTCTATCAGTCCAAAATGCAGGAAAAGTCCACTGCCGCTATTGAGATCGAACTCGCCCAGCAGCGTGCCCAGCAGCTGGAAAAGCAGCTTGAACAGGAAAAGGCCCAGACAGAAATTGATCTTGAAAAAGCCCGCCGAAACAATCTGGTCGCCGAAGAAAACGCCAAGGTCTATGAGGAAAGCAAAGAGGCTTATGAGCTCAAGCGTCTGGAACTGCTCAAGGACATGCTGGGCGAAAGCGATAAGGTTTATTTTATTCCCGAGGGGACGGATATCACACTTTTCCTTGGAAACGAGATTCCTACCAAGGCTCTCCCGAATCAGTAATTCCGTAACCCAATCTTTTTATTGGAGGAGATTGTATGAATTTTCAGGATTTTGCCTCTGCTCTGCGTAGTCATTTTGGTTCTATGCTTAAAAACAACACACCGGATTATCTGTACCAGACCGACACGGACCCCGATATACTCTGGGATGTTTATCTCAATTCTTTCCCGGAGGGTTCCAATCCTATTTTCAGAAAGCGCCGTGAGTACGACTGCTCCTGCTGCCGCCACTTCATCAGGTTGGTTGGAAATCTGGTTTCCATCAGGAGCGGCGTTGTTACTTCGCTTTGGGATCTTGATATTACCGATCCCGTATTCTCTCCTGTGACAACCGCTCTGTCCGCCTATGTCAAATCCAAGCCGATCGCAAATGTCTATTATGCAGACTCCAGCACCGTTGGAACCGCCATGTCTCTCGAACGGGGTGAAGACGGCTCCATCCATACCTGGAATCATTTCTCTCTCGCGATCCCCTCTTCGCTTCTTTCCCCTGCGCGCGGTATTGAAAAATCTGCTTTTCAGGCTTCCATGAGGGATACGCGCAATGTATTCTTCCGCTCTCTGTCCGAGTTTTCCATGGAGAGCCTTGATACTGTTCTGGAATTGATCGCTCAGAAATCGCTTTATCGTGGGGAAGAATGGGATAAGCATCTGAGGGATTTCAAAGCGCACAAGCAGGTCTTCGATCTCCTCCACACCACTGAGGAAAAGGAACTTTATGCCTGGGAAAGAGCGCCTTATGTCGGTCCGGTAATCGGTCGTATTCGCAATCACAGTATTGGCACGTTGCTCGCCGATCTTTCTTTGGGTATGGATCTCAACACGGCGGTTTCCAGGTACGAGGCTATTGTGGCTCCCGCCAATTACAAACGGCCCAAGGCTATCTTTACCCAGAAGATGGTGGAACAAGCCCGTCGCAAAATCGAGGAGCTCGGTTATCTGGATTCCCTTGAGCGTCGTTTCGCCACTCTTGACGACCTTTCTGTCAACAACGTTCTTTTCTGCGACCGCGATCTGTCGTCTTCCCTCCGGGGCGGATCGGCGTTTGACGCTCTGTCCCGTCAGTCCGTGAGCGCCCCCCAGACTTTTGACCGTGTGCAGGAAATTACCATGGACGACTTTGTTTCCAGCGTCCTTCCTTCTGCGCGTCAGGTGGAGGTCTACCTGGAAAGCCAGCACGCGCCCCATATGGTTTCTCTTACCGCCCCCAAAAACGACGCCGCAAAGCCCATGTTCAAGTGGGGAAACCCGTTTGGATGGGCTTATTCCGGCAATCTTGCCGACAGCGATATCCGCTCCAACGTCCAAAAAGCCGGTGGAAAAATTGACGGGGCGCTTCGCTTCTCCATTCAGTGGAACGATGGCGAGGACTATAACCCCAATGATTTCGACGCCCACTGTTCCGGACCGAATGGTATGCACATTTATTTTGGCGCAAAGCACCATTCTCCCTCCAAAGGACAGCTTGATGTAGATATCATCCATCCTGGCAAGGGGTCCCCTGCCGTAGAAAACATCACCTGGCCCAGCGTAAATGATATGCGGTGTGGAAAATACAGGTTTTATGTGCATTGTTTTTGCTATCGCGGCGGAACTTCCGGATTCAGGGCAGAGATCGAATTTAACGGACAGATCCACTCTTTCTGCTACCCACGCGCTCTTCACTATGACGAAATCGTAGAAGTCGCTACCGTTGAGCTTGATCAAAACAGAAAGTTCACCCTGTCCCCCGCTCTCAATGCCAATGTTCAAAGCCGCGATATCTGGGGGCTCCCCGCCAACCGTTTTGCTCCGGTCTCCGCGCTTCTCTGTTCTCCCAACTATTGGGACGGACAAAATGGTATCGGTCACAAGCACTGGTTCTTCATGCTCAAAAACTGCGTCAATCCTGAAAACCCGAATGGTTTTTATAATGAATTCCTTGTGAACGAACTCATGGAACACAAGCGGGTTTTTGAAGCACTGGGAAGCCAGCTTCGCATCGAATCTTCCGGTGAACAGCTTTCCGGCGTTGGGTTCTGTGTTGGCAGTAATGATTCCCTTGTTGTTCGTGTCACCGGCGCTACCAAGCGCGTACTCAAAATCAAATTTTAAGGAGGCTTTATCATGTCCATCGAAACCATGTTTGAAACCGCGTCTCGCCGCAAATACCGCTTTCCTTTTCACGGAAGCATCAACACTGAAGATCTGTGGGATCTCAGCGTTCAGAATCTGGATCTTGTTTTCAAGGCTTTGAACGCCCAGGTCAAACAATCCAGCGAAGAGAGCCTTTTGCAAACCAAAAACCCCGCCTCCCAACAGCTTGAAACACAGATTGCCATTGTCAAGCATATTGTCTCCGTAAAACTGGCCGAAGCTGAAATGCGGCGCCTCGCAAGCGAAAACGCTCAGAAAAGGCAGCGCATCATGGAGATCATTTCCTCCAAACAGGACGAAGAGCTCCATTCCAAGTCCATCGAAGAGCTTTCCAAAATGCTGGACGCTCTCTGATTTTTCTCCGGCGGCGCAGTTATTGTCAGGCTGCGCCGCCTTTTCAGAAAGGTGGTCTTTTATAGTGGTAAGAAAAGTAACACATTTTGGGCTTGCTTTATGAAATTGACTAAAACACCCGCGCGCCGATCCTGACGCCGGAGGAATTGAAAGAACTGGAGGAATCACTATGAAAGCAAAGCGCTGTCCTGTATGCGGTGGAAAACCTAAATATGTACATTATTCGATTCCTGGAGCCACAAAAGACCCAGATGGCTTATATATACTTTTCAAACGGCTTGAATGCGAAAAATGCGGTGCAACTGTAGCAAGCCTCGTTCTTACGTGTGATGATGCTGTTGAATATTGGAATAGCTTAACCAAAGAAGGTAAAAGAGTGGTCCTTGAGCGGGTAATGGAAGAACCATGCAGAGATGTAGAGGACGCCGACCATGACGATACGCCGGAGGAATTGGAGGGGTTGAAGTGATCGTTGCAAAGACCAAAATGAGGAAAATTCCATCGACCTGCAAGGTGTGCAAACTGAGCAAGCATGATTCTTGGGGTGGAGACAGGATATGCTGCGTTGTTGGGATTGAGTGCCCAATAGAATTTTATAACGGGAACTGGAAATATGGCAAACCGGGGTGGTGTCCGCTGATGGAGATTAAGGATAAGAGGAACCAGGGCGATACGGAGAAAGGGGAGGGGTTGAAGTGAAAAAATACTTGACGAAAGAAGAGGCAATATCGGTTTTGCCGCAAGGAGACAGCATCCATACGTTTTATAACCAAGGATTTGGACTAGTAGGCGCTGACTGGAGCAGAGAAGATATTATAGACAAAATCCAGAAAAGCGACATTATTGAATTAACTGGTAAGCAAGCTCGGGGAATGAATCATGGGATATGTGCTTATGACAAGGACTCAAAATACTTGAGTGATGTATTGTTCATTGAAACGGACGAAAGCAAACTAAGCGTCATTGACAAAGGAGAGGCCCATCATGACGATTGAAGAAGCGTTAGACATGCTTGAATACGGAGATTGGTTTCAATCGGTTTATAACAACTTGCCGGAAAGTACTGCAAACAAAGTGGCAGAGGCAATAGAAGCGCTAACAAAAGTAGTCCACATCGACCGGAAGAAGTGGGAGCCGTGCGAATGTTGCAGAGAACCAATCGGTGCAGAGCCTTACGCGAAAGAAAAGTATCCAGGGATATGCGACTTTGAGGTCATACTAGACGGAGGCGACGAAATCGCCGTAAACGCCTATAACCACTACACTCCGGTTACAGAGGAAGTTTGCTTTTCTTTCCCTGTATCGTTTTGCCCAAAGTGCGGACGCCCGCTTACTGATGAAGCATGGGACGAGCTGGAAAGGAGGATTAACGGGTGAACGAATGGATCTCCGTAAATGACAGGATGCCAGCGGAGGGGGTGGACGTGCTTGTCCTTATAGAACCCCGTTACTATCCAGTTTGTCACTGCCGGGAAAAATCTCATAGATGGGTATTCACTGCATGGATCTTCGAAAATGAATGGGAAACCATCTATGGGCAAGGACGATACAGCCTTTCAGAGATGATGGAAGTCGAGTTTGGAGCAAGTTACGGTGTCACCCACTGGATGCCCATTCCTGAGCCGCCAAAAGAAAACGAAAATCGGATGAGGGGGTGATAGCGTGAAGTGCAAATTTGAACATGAAGGCGACTGCTTAAACTGTGGTTCATCACAGTATATGTATAGGTGCAAGCCAGAGGTGTGCCATAGTGCCGTTCCGACGACCAATGCTGATCGTATACGTTCCATGAGTGATGAACAAATGGCAAAAGAACTCATTGAAATGATAATGGAGCTATGCGAGGACGGCGTACCATGCTATGACTTTGCATTGGAATGGTTCAGAAGGCCAGCAGAGGAGGACTGACATGATATGAAAGACAGAATAGATTATGCGATCAAGCAATTTGAATCACACGGTATTGAATATTCATTGAAAAACGAACAGACAGGGCATTTTCATTGCCATAGAAAATCTGATGACAAACTTTTTCAATTCTATGCAGGAACAGGAAAAATACTTGGAAATGACAGCGAGCGAGGCATTCATGCACTGATTAAGATTTTGGAGGAGTAAAATGGACTATAAGAAGCTGATTAAAGCCCTTAAATGTGATGGATATGGTATCAGTCAAGATATGGACGGATGCAGCAGTAGAAGGTGCAAATACCGTGATACTGACGGTGCTTGTAATATTGTCAGCATATGTTTGGATGCGTCAAAAGCAATCACCGACCTGTTGGAACGCGCAGAGGTAGCAGAGGCCCGTTGCAAGGCGTTCGAAAAAATGGTTCGGGAGTACCGGGATGAGATTGTGCCGAGGTATATGGAAATGGCGGAAAATGCGGAGATGGAGAGGGACGAGGCGGTAGAGGTTATTTGCATGCGGTGCAGCGTTTTGCCCTGCCGTAAAAATGAATGCCACTGGTATCGATTCAAGAAGGAGGAATAATCATGAAATGGTTCGCAATCATGGACGGGGACATGTTTTTGCAAGATGTCGTCCCAAACAAAAACTATATTCGAACTGGAAAGGCAATACAGACCAATCTTCACAGCTACAACGAATTTAGCCCCGTATTTTCCCGCGAAGAGAAATGGTTTGACTCTGCCACCATATCGGGGATGATTCCGCTTCTGATAGATTTCGAACGATGGGACGAAGGAAGATACAAGGCTTATGCATTGATGTGCAAAAGGAAGTGAACGTGATGAAAAGTCTTTCCAAGGCGTGTATTGCGTCCGGTATAGTCGGAATGGCTTATGTGATGTATTCTCTTTGCGTTGGCACAGAAGTGATTGATAGTGCATTTGTTTCGCTATGTTTGGTAGTTTTTGGCGTTTTTTTGATGGAGGAATGAGCGTGAGGCGATTAACGTTTGTTGAACAACCATATACTACGAATAGAAGCCTTAACTGCGCAAGGTGCCCGATGCTTACAAAATGTAATTGCGCTTCTGACTGCGTTGATTCAGCTGTAAATAGGCTTGCTGCCATCGAGGACATCCTCGGCGACGACTACGACCTGGACCGCCTGAGGGAACTGGTGGAGGCAGACAGGGACGGGCGGTGCGTAGTTATTCCGTCCGGTGGATTCGATGACAAGGATGGCGAAAATGCCTTGAAGTCTGCTATGCACACGGTTTTCTACCACAACAACCCCGTGACTAGGTATATAGCCGATGCGGTGTCGGAGAAGTTGGTCAGAGAAGCCGCCGAGGAAGCACTGAAAGGAGAAAAACATGGCTGATTACATAGACAGAGAAAAGTTGCTCAAATCAATACCTAGTGTGAAAAATGATAAAACAATATCATTGTTTGGCGCTGTTGCAGACATGATTTGTATGGTTAATGCAGTGCCCAAAGAGGACGTTGCGCCGGTGGTGCATGGAAAATGGGCAATGCACTCAGACAGGCCAGATACTTTGATATGCAGCATTTGTGATCACGCTTTCGATGTTTGGAAGCATGATATTGATAGAATGCACTATTGCCCAAATTGCGGTTCAAAAATGGATGCTGAGAAGGAAGATCAAAATGCCTGATTACATCGACCGTGAAAAATACTGCAACGAAATTTGCAAATGTAGTGAAAAAAAATGCGACAAATCAAAGTGTCCAATTTGGAAAGCCCCATTAGCAGATGTTGTCCCAGTTGTGTATGCCAGCTGGATTAAGTGCTTCGACGAGCGGGAAGTCTTGAACTGCAATAGTGGAACAGCTTTTCAGTGTTCTAATTGTAAACGAAGAGCTGGGCATAAGCAAATTAAATTTTATGGTTATTGCCCGCGCTGCGGCGCGAAGATGAAGAAGGGATAAGATGGCTGAATATATTGAGAAAAACTTTGCACTGGATGTTGTAAGGCGAACCAGTGGAGATTATGCAGCAGCCTTTGAAGAAATTGCACATGCCACCATAGCGGACGTCATCCCAGTAGCGCATGGTGAATGGAGAACATATGCAGGTTCTTTAGTTGCTTGTTCTGTTTGCGGTTATGAATATCTTGATTATCTTGAGTGTGATAATTATTGTGGAAATTGCGGCGCCAAGATGGATTTAAAATGCTAACCAACGGCGCTTAAATGAGAACATTTTAATTGAGAGAAGGAGGGAAGGATGGATTATATTGATCGAAAAGCTGTCACAGAAATGCTAGAAAACACGCAACTTATTTCCAATGGTGAGTATTTTGGATATTGTACCGAGGATATTGATATTGGTAAGATTCCTTCCGTTCATTTTTCATCTATATCGCATGCACAGTGGTTCCCCATAAAGGCGGACATTCTTCTGCCTAATGTAAAATGGACATGCAGATGTTCAAATTGCGGTTGCCCGCAAGACTTTAAGCACAATTACTGCCCCAACTGTGGCGCAAAAATGGATTTGCAAAAGGAGGACTGAGCGCGCAATGAAAGTCCTGGGAATCGACCTTCCAAACCGGGAACCGAACCGGGCGCCGGATGCCTGCACGGTATTTTATCCCCGAATCTATCCAAACTGCAAAATGGCGACGGGGGCCTCCCGATTTTCCCGAAAAAAACCTCATTGCAAACGAACGGATGAAAAAGATGCAAAGCATACTTGAAATCTTTCCCGAAACAAATGCAAGTTTGAAGGAACAAATTTGCGACGTCCTTATCGAAAGCGAACTTGTCATAACGCAACGCATTGGTCCGGCAGTATAGGTGCTGCGGAATACCCGCCGTTTCCCGGCGCGCGGCGCGAAAATGGACGATGAAAAAACATAATATGAACTACCATGCACTGAAATGCGTTTATGACTTGCTCGAACTCATATGCGACATCGCAGTTGACTACGATGGTTTCAATACAGTCGAATCTTTGAAAGAGCTTGTTGATGAAATGGCAGGTTATGCGCCGGCGAGGCGAGGAAACTTCTGGCAAGTGTTTGCAAGGGGAATACATCAGGGAAAAGTCCAAATCAATGACAACCCCAATCAGCGGGTGCGATATTGTCGGAAGGTCGCTTGTGAAAATTAAAAAACCTCATGTCTGTTTTGGCTGCGGACGGAAGTTTAAGTCTGGAAGCCAAATGGAAAAAAGTCTGGTCACGGGCGATTCCCCGTGGTCTTGTTATTTATGCGCAACATGCTGCGGAGTATTAAAAACTTTTCCCTATATCGAAGAATTATGATTTGAAGGGTTAAAACAAGCAGTACTAGATTTAGAGCAGAAAGGAGAACAACAGAATGAAGAAATACACCCTTGAAACTCTTGAGGCTGAAGGCTATCAAATCAGGAACGCCAAAATTACCGATGTTTTTCTTGACTTCGATGATCACGACTGCTTTACGTTGCGTCTCACCCTGAGAGGCGATGGATGGGGCACTGATTATGGTGGCTATTATCTCGGAGAAGGCTACATGGACGCCCCCGGCTTTTGTTTCCAAGTGAATGAAAAAGTTCTGGAATTGATAATGAGAATCAAGAGTCTCGTTGGCGTCTCCAATCTTTCTGATATGAAAGGCCAATATGTCAGGGCTGCCCTTAAAGGTCTGGGACATACAATAAAGATAATTGGAAATATCATAGAAGATCAATGGTTTGATTACGGAATGTTCTTTGAAGACGAAGACGAGAGCAAAAAGGATCAGTCAAGCAATAGTGCGTGTTCTAAAAGCCTCGATACTTCCTGTTTGGGTATTGCGTGTGATGTCTGTGGGAATCCCGCACGAACCGTCGCCGCCAGTGCATACGGTCCGATATCCTATGCCTTTTGTGATGAATGTTTGAAAAAAGGGTTGGAACCCTATAAAGGTGTTGTTGCTTACATCGCGTGCGCTGGCCATTTCCCGGACGACATCAACCAGGAGTATCGCGCGGATGTGCGCCGCATGCTCCCTTTGTGGGGGAAAACAGAAGAAGAGTTTATAAAAGATGTAGAAAAAGCCATTGAAGAATTATAACAAATATTCTTCACTTTCTTGAAAAATATAACACAGGAGTTATATAAGTAACTCATATAGTTATATAAGTCACTTATATTTTATAAAAATGATAAACTACCACGAGAAAAGGAGTTTTGCATATGAGAATCATTTCAAACGGATTTCTCTATCGCCCCAGTGGGCCCAAGCGGTTTATGTGCCGCGATTGCAAGTGCGTTTTTATTGCAGAGGAAGGAGAATACAACGTTTTGAGCAGATGTGACGGTGCGGAATTGGACGCATGCTGTCCGCAATGCGGGGCGCGTGTATTTGTATCAGTCAGAACACTCGGTTTCGGTACTGAAACGGATATACCGAAACAGGGAAAGAAATGGGGGATCAGATACCGCTTTTGGTCGTAAATTTTAGAAAAGTGCTTCCTAAGGAAACGTGAAAATAAGATAAGTTGAGTCTAGGGGGAATCAGCATGCACGAAAACGAAATCCTTTGTAATGAAATTGATTCAGCTACCACACACGCGATTGAGTCCGTAAAAACACTGGCTTCTCTTGCGCAAAAGGCAAATAACCAGCTATGCGCCGAGCGGGGAGTCCTCCTTGACCATACTAGTTCCCCGACGCCAGCCTGTATGAAGTTTTGCGGGATTGATGCAGAAGAGGCCGCGCAGCGGGTTTTCGAATATGACTCTCTGAAAGAGCGTCTGAAAAAAGAAGAAAGAGAAAGAAGCGCTTTGGAGGTCAGATGTTCAGCTTTTGAAAAGATGGTCAGGGAATACCAGGATGAGATTGTTCCGAACTATCGCAATCGTGCGAAGGGTGCGGAAGAAAGAGCAAAAAAGGCTGAACAGGAAAGGGACGCTCTCTCGCCTTACCAAGTGGGAGACATCTTGTATCAGGCATTTGAAAACGGCATTGAAAGGTTCATAATCACGGGACTTTCCGTTTACATTGGGCATAAAGATTTTTATGCAGATGATTACGAAGATGGATATGTTGGGTTTTGTGAAGACGGAACTTATATTCTAGCAAAGCGTTTGAATGGAAAGGGTAAAATGAGGATTAGCGCCAAGATGATTGATACTGAAAATAATTACCCATTCAAAACCTATTCATCTCTTGAAGCCGCCGAAAAAGCCATGAAAGCTATGCAAGGGAGCCAAAACGCATGAAGCACAAAGCCGTCATTGTGAATGATCTGTTCTATAAAGGGTGCGAACCACACTGGAAGTGTGTGCGCTGCGGGAGGTATGCCCCAGTTTGCTCCTACAATCAAAAAGAATTTGAAGAAACGGGTTGCGATGATATCAAAATTATTGCAAACATTTTGGAAAATGCGGGCGCTGTGCAATGTATTCCTTCTCATGAGTGTCCAAATTCTAAACACAACGTCCTTACTTTTAACCTGCCTATGGGTTATTATGTCGAAATCAACTTCAGAAAACTCGCTGAAGCAGTTTATGAATCTGGATACAGACTTTGTGAAGGTTGCGAAAAGGTGACTGAGTGAGCATAGGCGATCAAAACATAAGGGAAAGGAGTAAAAATGCCCAGATATATAGATGCAGAAAAATTTGATGTTGTGTCTTCAGCGGTTCCTGACGGAATGGACCCCGACAGTTATTGCGCCGGGATGGAGTTTGTGTTGCAGAAAATAAAAACAGCGCCAGCAGAGAATGTAATCCCCATTGTTCGCTCCACTCCGCAAAGAATATTTTCCGATCCATTTTCGGGTCGGATTTTTACAACCTGTGAGAATTGTTTGCAAAAGATAAACGCCAAAGATCATTATTGCAGGCATTGCGGCGCGAAACTTGTTGCCGGTGAAAAACTGTAAAAATACCGAAGGAGGATTACTCATGGCAGCCTGTGACCATACCATCATCTGCTTCCATAACGGAAAACTCATGCGAACGCTTTACAAGGAAGAAAGGAACACTTGCAAAAGCCTTGTTCCTTTTAAGTACAACCGGGACGCTTTGCCCGGTGATATAGTATTTAATGAAATCAAACAAGTTCCAGTATTTTGTAGCATGAACCGGTTTTTAGACTGGTTCGGGAACAGGTTTCTCAAATGTCTCCCGCACAATCAGGCCGGTTATTTTTATGAAAACGGTGTCCAGCTCATTTCCTGGCAAACGGAAAATTTCAACGTCATATTTTATGTGAACGGTGATGATTCATATGTGATGCTGGGAGGGTATGGGCATTACTGTAATCCTTATACGCATTTTTACCACAGAGGTTTTGGGGAGTCGTTTGAACGCGAGATGGCCGAAGAATGCTACAGGTGGCTTCTTGAAAAGGTTCTTCCTGAAGCATTAGAATGGCTTCCTTCTTTTAAGGACGCGGAACAGGAAAACGGCTATTTGGGCCTGTGGGAGAAGTTTCGTTTCAAAAACTTCTGGCGCATGACATCTGAAGAGCAAGAATCTTATCTGTCAAAACCGCTGATGGAGTACGACGAGTAATATTACAAGGAGTGAAAAAAATGCCCAAAAGAACCCCCGTATATATCGACAAAGAACGGCTTATGTGCTATCTCTTCGATATACAGCTTGAAAATTTCGACCTTATGCGGGAAATCTCTCATTTTCCAGAAGAAGATGTCACCAAGGTTGTTCATTGTCGTGACTGTAAGTATGAAGACCCCTGCGGACTGCCTCCCGATTCCGAATCCACTTTTTGTCGTTACTGTTCTCACCTCTTAATCCAATTCCCTAAAAATGGATTTTGCAGCTATGGAATCAGAAAGGAGGAGCTGAAATAAAAAGTATGTTTAAGTGCAAAGACTGTTTGAAAAACAAGGTTTGTTCCGGTTCCCGAAAAGGTTCCCATCTTTTTTGTTTCGTCTCAAAAGATACCTCTCCACGCTCCATTCTTCAGGGGACAAGCGTCGTGGATTTGGCGAAGTTCTTGATATTTGTTCAAAACTTTCAACACTCCAACGAAGGGAAAGAGATCTGGAACAATGAACAAGAGTGCGTTGACTGGCTCCTTCGGCCTGTCGATGGTTTTTTCACCCCTGATGTTTTTGACTTTCTAACGCTTAAAAGCTCGCTTCATACGATTGAAACGGAGCGGCACAAATTTTCATTTTCCAATCTGGCCAAACCTGTTTTCAGAAAGGAAGGTATCAATGAAAATCCTGAAACCCGGACTTAACCTCGAACCCGGTAAGCCAAAGGTCTTTTCCTGTCTCAGATGCGGCTGTGAGTTTGAAGCTGACCCTGAAGAGTATACCACTACTTTCCAGTATCATAGTTTTTACTCCGCATGTCCCAACTGCAAAAACACGGTTTGCGAGGATTTTTCCTGCGCCGATCCGGAGCTTTACCAGGCGTATATGCCTGATGTTTGACTGGTTCCCAGGTGTTATAAAGGAGGAAGCAAGCTGTGAGCTACGATATCTACCTGAAAGACCCTGTTACCAAAGAAATTCTGGAAGTTGAAAATCCGCATTTCATGCGCGGAGGAATGTATATGGTTGGAGGATGCCGCGAACTCTGGCTCAATATCACCTATAACTATGCCAGGTGGTACTATAAAAAAGGCGTGTTCCCTCCTTCCAAAAACAACGCGGATGAAACATCTGAAGGCATCCGTTCCATCTATTCCCTTACTGGAGCAGAAAGCATCCCGGTTTTGAAACACGCCATCACCACCCTCGCCAGCATGAAGGAAGACCTCACCAAAGAGGAAAAGCAAAAATACAAAGATTTGGGAGCCGATGGCTACTGGCTTCCTTCCCGTGAAAACGCCATCAAACCGCTTTGTCAGCTACTCGCCATGGCGCTAATGCGGCCCGACGGCATCTGGGGTGGAGATTGATTTTCTCTAATTTTTTCTAAAACTATTTACAACATAGCCTATATGTGTTATTATAATCATGCGCCACGGTTCAGCGATACGAAAGGAGTTGTCATTATGCGTACCGCGCATGATTATCTGAATGCCCACCCCAACGCACCTGACTATGTTGTCAAATGTTTGACCCAAGTGGAGGCAGCACTCGCAGGCGAAGGAACAGACTGGTATTCTGTCTCTCTGGAGCAGTGGCCCAGGGTTTATTCCAGGTTGCGCATTCTCAATTCCGCCGTATGCAACAAATACCACAGCTCTCTTTTGTTTTTCTATGACTGGCTGGACGAGACAGGCGAACTTCCGAAAGTCCGCGCCTCGTATTCCATGTTCCGCCCCGTTCTCGGTCAGAATGTGGAGGTTTCCGCCGCTTCCAGGTTCCTTCCTACGCTGGATGCAATGCTGGATCTTATTCACCGGTCTTTTTCCGGCCAGCGGCGGTGGCCCGAATTTGTCATTGAGGAATACCAACTCATTTGTTCCTTCCTGTGGCTTCAGCTCAATGTGCCGGACATCACACAGCTGACGCCGGAATGCTTTGCTTTCAGCGACGAGGTTCAGACAAAGGTTTCTTTGACAGAGCGTATCCTGCCTTCCATATGTTCCATCACCCTAAAGCGCGATAAGGCTGAAGATATCACCATTCGCAACCGGACTCTGGTTCCGATGCTCTGCCGCTATCTTTTGAAACGTCAGGCGGGCGCGCCTCTTTTTACCCAGTCCAATGGTCATTCCTATACACCAGCCATTCTTACTGCGCGGCTCCATAAGTTTTTCGCAAAGCTCAACAAGAGCGCGGAAATGGATCTGTCCATCCGTTCCGTGCAGCTGAGCGGTCTTTATTTCAGAGTGTACCGCCAGTGGGAATCCTCTGATATCCCCTATGTTTACACCAGAGATACCTCTGACCGGCTGATCGAATGGCTTGGACTTCCCCCCTCCAGCGTTGAGTCTGTCCGGCTTAACGAGTATTATAAATTTCTCGCCTATGTCCGCGACGTGCAGGGCAAAGCCCTGTAACCCCTTTTTCTGAATTTCATACCCCCCTTTCGGGGCCGCTTTCAGGCGGCTCCTTTTTGATGCCTTTGAAGGAGGTGTTGCATGCTTCGTATCAGATCGCCCACGTCTCTGTTTCAAACTGCTTAGCAAGGGAGGTTTACATAGTTGCTCCATAGATTTTTTACCCGTATCCGGCACTATCTGTTTCCTTCATATTGCGTGGATTGCGCTCAAAAAACAGGATGGCACGGAAATCATCTCAGGTGCCCCGAGTGCGGTAGGCTGATCGCCTATTCCTACGCGCTCCATCATCAACCAGGTGTCTATGTGTGTTATCGTTATCGGAAATATGCATCGGGCATCTGTTTTTCACATATATCAGCCCCCGATTCCTTCGACGCATATCCGGAAGCGTTCCTCCAGTGGGATCTTCCTTCTCAAGCAGACGAGCCTTTGCTTTCTGATTCATGGGATGATGATATTGCCTATCAACAGTGCGTCGATCAATATATTGCTCAATACCGCTCTTACAACAAAAACGATCAGGAATAATTTTTAGAAAGAAGGATGATTGAATGACAACTACCACTCAGACCAGTCTGCGTCAGGCCCGGAACTTTGTAAACATTATCGGTTATCTGAAGAAGAAGGATCTCGAACTGAAAACCAATCGTAACGGCGTTGAAATGATCACTGGCACACTAACTGTCATGACTGAAGAAGGCAGTGAGCATGTTGTCCGGATTATGAAGTCCCGCCTCAAGAGCGACGGTCAGCCCAACAAAACCTACCCCGGCTTTCTTACCATCATGAATGAGTATGTTTCCATGGCCGATCTCATGGACATCGGAAAGTCCAAGGAAGAAGCCATGGCCCAGTGCAGCATTGTTGATGTCAAGGGAAACCTTACCCGAAACGAATATGTGTCTCAGCAGACAGATGAATTTGTGTCCACCCCTGCTGTTTCCTGTTCTTCTGCCACGCGGCTCGCTCCCGGCGCCAAGTTCACACCCAAGGCTATCTTCGAGCTGGAATGTTATATCAAGAGTATTGCGCCTGAATTCAAGAATGGCGAAGATACGGGCCGCCTGGTTGTCAGCGCCATTATTCCTGTCTATGGCGGGCAGGTCATCCCCTTTGAATTTGTCGTCGGCGCTGAAGTCGCTGATGATTTCCAGTCCTGCTACGAAGCCGGCTGCACTGCCATGCTCAACGGAGATCTCATCAATCGTGTGGAAGTGACTTCTTCCAGGGCATCCGGTTTTGGGCGACAGATGGATCATAACACCTTTGTGCGCGAGTTTTTGATCTGTGGGGGCCTTCCTCCTTATGATGAAGGCGATGCAAAAGTATTTTCCAGTGAAGCTATCGCCGCCGCAATGCTTGTCCGCGAAAACGAAACCATCCCTGCAATCCGCGAACGTAATCAGCAGCAGGCAACCACTTCTTTCTCCGCTCAGCGCCCCGTGTCCAATCCTGCCATTGCTCAGGCAGCCGCTGGTTTTACTTACTGATAGCAGTGTTTCACATATATTTTATTGAAAGGATGATGTTATGAGTTTCGATTTTGCCAATCCTCCTGTTTCCAGAGTTACCAGCGACCTCTCCGGCGTTGCCATTCTTCTGTGGGGCGCCAACGGAACCGGCAAGACCCCTATCGCCTGTGGTATGCCCAAGCCTTATTATCTCGCCTTTGAGTCCGGTCTTACCGGCATTGACGGCGTTCCCTACGCCCCTATGAAGTCCTGGAAGGATTTCGTTTCCTTTGTCAAGTGGGCAACTTCCCCCGTCACAACTGAAAAAGCTCATGAAATCTGCCAGACCGTGGTTCTGGATACACTGGATGTCATGGCTGATTACTGTATCGACTATACCTGCGCCCGTTTCAATGTTTCCGCTCTTGGCGAAACCCGCCTTAACGCCGAGGGTAAGCGCGATGGTTCCATCAATCTTTATACCGAGTTCGGGCGCGAGTTCCGCCGGCAGACGAGGGCTTTGCGCAACGCTGGTTTTACCCTTGTCTATATCGCCCATGACGGCGGGTATCGTGACGAGGTTGACCCCAAAACCCAGCAGAAGTACACCAAGATGTATCCCGCCGGTGACAAGCGCGCCGTGGAGCCCATCTGCAATGACGTGGATGTGATCGGCTATCTCCGCGCCAATCCTCTGGATGACCATGGCAACCCTGTTTACTCCACCATTTATTTCGCCCCTAATACCCAGTATCATACCCGTTCCCGTTATGATGAAATTGTTCCACTTATTGAACATGTTACCGCGAACGATCTTTGCAAGGCGATTGTGGCCGCCAAGCAGGCATACCTCACCAAGCACGGTTCGCAGTCCGTTACCTTTCAGGAGCAACAGGCTGCATTTCAGGAAGCCCCTCATCGTTCCTTTGAAGAAGTTGTTTCTGAAATCGGTCAGTGCGTCATGGTGATCGACCAGTACGGCATGCGCCCTGAGTACGAAGCCATTCTTGAGAAGTATCTTGGCAAGGGTAAGGCTGGTAAGCCCAAAGGCGTACAGGAAACCACGCCTCAGCAGCTTGAGGTCCTTGAGGTTATCCTCGATGAAGTCCACGATCTTGTAGCGGCGGCTCAGACAAAAACAAAGGAGTAATTCTTCCAAAGGGGATGGCGCGGAAGCGCCGTCCCCTCTCCTTTATTCTCTCTCGTCTGCTAAATTGCCAGAGATAAAAACAAAAAGGGTGTGGCGTTATAAGTACAAAGATACATACTGTCTCAGATTTTGAAACAGAAAAACCAATGCCGCTGAGCATATTGTCGCTGTTCAGCGGCATTGGCGCATTTGAGCGGGCATTGAAAAACCTGGGTATAACTTATGATCTTGCAGGTTACTGCGAAAACGACAAATATGCAAGCAAAGCGTATTCCCTTCTTCATAGCGTCCCCGAATCCATGAATCTTGGTGATATCACCTCTGTTGATGAAACCTCTCTTCCCTTGAATCTTGATCTTGTTACCTATGGTTTTCCTTGCCAGGATATTTCCATAGCAGGAAGAAAGCGAGGATTCACCGACAGCAGTGGAAGAAAGACCCGTAGCGGGTTATTTTTTGACGCTCTCCGCATCATCAAGGCCACACGCCCCAAAATAGCGGTAGCAGAAAATGTAAAACATCTGACGAGCAAAAACATGCGTCCGATTTTTGAACTGGTACTGAAAAGCCTTGAAGAAGCCGGCTACAACAATTACTGGCAGGTTATGAACTGCGCTGACTACGAACTTCCGCAGAATCGTGAGCGGGTTCTTATTGTTTCGATCCGAAAAGATGTGGACGACGGCACATTCCACTTCCCCGATACCGTACCGCTGACAACCTGTATGGGTGATTATCTGGATGATGATGTCCCCGAACCATTTTACCTGTCCGAAGAAAAAACAAAAAGCGTTATAAATCATAATGCTTCCCATCCCGGACACATTGGAGAAAGAAACGGGGTGTGCCCGTCTCTTCTTGCCAGAGATTATAAAGATCCAAAAGTCGTAAATTGCTCAAAATCTGTAAAACAGATTGCCGATCTGCATTATTACGGAAATGACCAGATGAACCGTATATATTCTCCTCAAGGGCTCTGTCCCACTCTTAAAACCGTATCCGGAGGCGGACGTGAAATCAAGACCAGCAATGGCGACCGCTATCGTAAACTTACTCCCGTGGAATACTTTCGTCTGAAGGGGTTCACTGATGATGATGTAAGGCTATTGTCTTCCAACAAAATTTCAAAGACCCAGCTTTACAAGCTGGCTGGCAACTCCATTCCAGTCAAAATGCTGGAACACTTGTTTAAAAAGCTCTATTCAGACACGCTACCCCAAAGAAAGGAGGCCCCATGAAATGCGCTAAATGTCACCAGACCATTTCTCCACCTTCAATCGCTGTTGCCTACCGCTCAAAATCCTACTGCCCCGCCTGTTTTTCCACCCTGAAGGATCAGGCTACAAAAAAGGACAAAAAGACTTCTGCCTTGCTCAACGATCCTGATTTTCTCGATCTTTCTTCCTATCTGTGCTCCCTCTTTTCTATTCAGGGGCTGACCCCGCTACTACGAAAACAGCTTTCCGAGTACCACAACGAAAAACGCTGGTCGTGGAAATCCATCGCCCTCGCCGCAAAATATTTTTTTGAACTTTCCCCCCATGACGAGAACCAGCCTGTCTCCCTTGGCATCCTCCCCTATGTTTATGAAGAGGCCATGTCCTATTACCGTTCTCTCTGCCAGGCGCAGGAGTTTAATCAGACCGTATCTCTGGAGGAAAAAACCCGGTATCTTGCGCCTTCTCACGGATGCGCAAGCATTGAATCGAGCTTTCGCATGGAGGATCTATAAAAAGGAGGTGATTTCGCATCAGAAAAGATCAGTATGTTCAGGATAAAATCGCCAGCATGTATGTCCTTGCGGATCTTATCCGCAATCCCGTTCGCCTGCTGGATGAAAACTATCCATTGTCTCCGGATGATTTTCCTACCAGATTTCATGCCATTGTCTACGGCGCAATCGAGCATCTTGTCAAAGACGGTGTAACGGCCCTTAATCTGATCGTCATTGACGACTTTCTTTCCAGATATCCTGACCAGTATAAAGTTTTCAATACCAACAACGGCCCGGAATACATTCAGAAACTTCTTCAGTGTATGCCGGACGGTTCATTCGATCATTACTATAAACGGCTTAAAAAGGTCTCTCTTCTCAATCTCATTCATGATCAAGGTTTTGATATCTCCTATTACTACGACCCTGCCGCCATGGGTCTTCAGGCAATGACGGATACTCAACAGCATCTTGATTCCAGCTCTGTAGATGACATCCTTGAGCATTATGAGCTCATTCTCTCTTCCATCCGCGACAGGCTTGGTGGCGCTTCTCAGCATACAGGCGTTCAGGCCGGCGCCGATCTGGATAAGTTAAAAGAGCGTCTGAAAGAAAAGCCTGAGATGGGTTTTCCCATGAACTCCAAAAAGCTGGCTACCATCTGCCGGGGGCGCAGGCTTAAAAAGCTGTATCTGAGAGTCGCGCCGAGCGGCGTGGGTAAATCCAGACTTTCTCTGGCGGACGCCTGCCTGATGTCCATTCCCAAATATTTTGACCCCAAACGTCGCAGATGGGTCAAAACAGGGTGCAAGGAACCGACGCTCTTTATTACCACGGAGCTTGAGAAGGAAGAAGTACAAACCATGATCATGGCCTATGTCGCCTGCGTGCCGGAAGAACATATTCTGGATGGCAAGTATGACGACGATGAGGAATCCCGCATGGACAAGGCCATTGAGATCATCCGTTCAGCGCCGCTATGGATCGAGCATATACCCCAGTTCAATGTGGACGATATCGAAAATCTCATCCAGTCTTATAAACTTCAGCACGGTATTTCCGCCGTGTTTTTTGATTACCTTTTTACCTCAACCAAGGTGCTCATGGAGATCTCCCAGAAAACGCGCGGGGTATCCATCCGTGAGGATAACGTCCTCATGATGTTTTCAGACCGGATGAAAGCGCTGTGCAATAAGCTCAATGTCCATATTGATACATCAACCCAGGCGAACGGCGACTGGAAAAACGCCAAAGACCCAGACCAGAATCTCATACGCGGCTCAAAAGCGATCGCGGATAAAGTAGATATTGGTTACTGCGTTCTGGAGCCCACTCCAAAGGATCTGGAAGCTGTACAGTCCATTATGAACCAAAGCGGAAAGCATTTCTTCCAGCCTCCAAACCTTGTTTATCATATCTTCAAAGTGCGACGTGGTCGAATCAATCATGTCAAGCTCTTTGTTTTCTTTGATTATGCCACGCTTCGTACAACAGACCTGTTCGTTACCGACCGTGACTATAAACTACTGGACGTGGAAAATACCGACATCGAAACCGTTCTGGATGATACGGAAGAAAGCGAGAACAAGCAAGGCATTTCTTCCCCGAAAGCGGATGCCGCGCCTCAAAAACCATTTTTCTTCTGACCAACATGTAACCATCATGACAAGGAGCAGCGATGACAGCTTTACAACGCTCGTTTTCAAAAGAAGATATTGCTCAGATCGTCGCCGCTCTTGGCAGCGATCCTCCTGTTTTATCCGGCGAGCAAATGGTGTTTCAAACCATTTGCCACAATCCGCCTCATACCGGAAGTCATAAGCTCTATTATTATCCGGACGGCTGGTTTCATTGCTATACACAGTGCGGGGATTCTTTTGATATTTATACCCTTGTGCAGCGCGCCAGGCACTGTTCTTTTTCGGAGGCTCTTGGTTTTATCTCCAGTGTTCTTGGTCTGAGCGACACTCAGCGAAAGGGGTTCGCTCCCTCCCGTATGGCTGACTGGGATATTCTGGACAGGCTGTCCGGCCTGTGTCCTTCTTGCGCTCAGGACGAAGCCGCTGTTTATCAACCCATCCCGAAAAGCATTCTGGATTTCTATCCTCCGTGTGCTCCTGTAGAATGGCAGCGCGAAGGCATTACGCCCGAAACCTGCGCCGCGTTTGATATCCGCTGTGACCCGGCAGCGCATGATATCATCATTCCGCATTTTGATCTGCATGGCAATCTTATTGGTATCCGTTCCAGATCATTTGACCCTGAAAAAGTAGCGGCAGGTTTTAAATATATGCCGACACAGTTTCGCAAGGATCGGGATTTCAGGCATAGTCTGCGTCACAATCTCTACGGACTTTCCCATACCGCGCCGGCAATCAGGCGTATTGGGAAAGCCATTCTTTTTGAGGCAGAAAAATCCGTTCTTCAGTGCCAGTCTTATTACGGCAAGGATAATTTCGCTGTCGCAGCCTGTGGCAGCAATATCTCTACCGTTCAGCGCGACCTTATCCTCGACGCGGGCGCACACGAGGTATTCCTTGCTTTTGATAAGGAGTTTCACTCCTATCCCTCACAGGAGAGCGATCGCTATTCTGACAAAATTCTCAAGCTCGCCTCTCTTTTTACCCCTTATGTTTCCACTTATGTTCTCTGGGATAAAACAGGGCTTCTTTCCTATCAGGATTCTCCCTCGGACAAAGGGCGGCAGATCCTTGAAAAACTTATGAAAACAAAAAACGAGGTGACGATGATCGCGTGAAAACTACCCAGAATCACCAGCTAGATAACGCGCCCCCGGAAACACGTCTCTCTGCGGATGAAAGGGAAACTTCCTTTCTCTGGGATGATTCCTCTTCCATTTGTCTATGTTACACCGCCAATCCAGCCATGCTTCGCAAGCTGGATTCGCTTTGTGAAACATATCCAGAGTGCTTCGTATGCACCAAACGTCATTTCAATTCCGGTTTCTATGAATTTCCCAAGCGCTTTGTCTCCATCCGAAAACCTCCCCAGAAAAAGGAATTGTCGCAGCAGGAACGTCAGGCCATCGCTCTTCGGCTCTCTCTTGCGCGTAACGAAAGGAAGAGCCATTTATGAAAACGCCGCCTCTTTATAGCGACCGGTCTTTCTTTTTTCAGGATGAGCTTTCCTGGTTTTTATCCCCCGCTATTAAGGACTTCAGCTCCTTCTGTCTTGCGCGTGTCCCCTCCTGTTTTTTTGAAGCCCCCGCTTCTTCATCAGGTAAATACCATCCGGAATATACCAAGCAAAAAGGGGGTCTTGTTCTCCATACGCGAGCCGCCATGGGTATTGCCAAAAAACTTCTGGAAGGGCGCATTCAGGATTTTCAGCGAGATCTCTTCTGTGCCTCTCCTGATGATTTTCATGACGCGCTGCTGCTTGCGCTTCTTTTTCACGATTCCTGCAAGTATGGGGCAGAAGAGCGGCCCTATGATCCGTCTATGCATACCGTGTTTGAGCATCCTCTAATAGCAGGAGAGTTTCTTCGCACATACGCAGACATTTATAAAAATCTTCGTGGAAAGCCCCCTTTCCCCAAAAACGACTTTGCAATCGTCATGCTTGCCGCTCAGGCTGTTGTTACCCATATGGGTGTCTTCAACATCTCAAAATATTCAAATATCGTACTACCTTCCGTTGTCCACGCGAGCTGGCTCGGTCAGGTTGTCCATATCTGTGACCTGATTGCCAGCGACTGTCACATCCAGTATCTTTTTAACCACCATATTGAGGAGGGCCATAATGGATAAAAAGCTCATTTTTGAAGTGGAGCATGAAATCGCTCCTATCCGCCATGCCTATGTTATCTGTCCAGGGTGCGGAAACAAGTTCGCCATCGAGGATTTTTCTGTCGGCAGCATTCGTATTCACGATGACGTAGATCTTATCTCGACCACTTATGAATGCCCCATTTGCGGTCTTCAGCAAGATTTCACTTCGGCGCCCCATCCGCCCTATGAGATCCGCGAAGTGCCCTTTCCTCTTTGCGCTAAGGGGGCAAAAGTCAAGAAAACCATTTATGAGTAAAGGGGTGGTTCATATATCGAACAATACCACTGCGCAGACTTCACCTCAGGCTTCCCGTTTTGCTTACACTCGCCTTTCCAGATTCAACGACTGTCCATATGCTTACCGGCTGCGCTATATTGACGGGAACTATCCCGATGAATCCTCCCTTGCCCTTGAGCTCGGAAACACGCTTCACAAAATCAAAGAGCTTGTTTCCCTCGTCCTCATTCAGGGAGAACATCCTGATTATCAAAGCATAGAAAATACCTTCCGTCATGTTGGGTATAAAGGTCCGGACAAATCTTCTGGAAAGGAAGAAGTTTTTCTTTCGCTCGACGCTCTTGCTTTGAAATATATGGACGAGTGGTATGCCCCCGATCCTGATTCAAGCCCCAGTTATCGGGAAAAACTGGAGACCTTTTTCCGCGCCCTTCCTGATGAAGAAAACGACCCGGAATGGACAACCATTGCCGTTGAACTTCCTTTTGAAATCCCCTATCGGCCCGGCGTTGTTCTTTATGGTTTCATCGACAAGGTTCAGCAGAATCAGGACGGGGAGCTTCGTATCGTAGATTATAAATCTTCCAAAAAAGTCTATGACGAATCCAAGCTCAAAACGCCTCTGCAACTCTTTGTATATCATCTGGCCGTATCCGCGCTTTTCCCGGATTGCAAAATCACAGACTATCTGTATGATTTTGTTCTGCTCGGCCAAAAACAGCATGGCGGTTCCAAAGGGTGGCTCAAGCGGGCTGAAACAAAGCTCAACAAACTGCTTGATTCCATTGAGGATTGCAAGACTTCCGGAGAATACCCCCCGAAACCTTCTCCTTTGTGCCATTGGTGCCCCTACTGTGCCACCAATCCAAACGTCGGTTCCTCTTTCAATATGCTGTGCCCTTATTTCAGTCTGTGGACACCACAAGATCGCAAAAACTTTTCCGTGAACCGCACTTATGACCCAGATCTCGTCTGTCAGGCCGAAGAAGAGGTCAAACAGTCCATGGCAATTCATGCTTTCACCTTTTAGATTTTTTAAAAGAGGTGATTTCTTGCGTAATCATTCCTATTTTTATGATCCAAAAGCAGCAGCCGAGCGTCAGAAACTTTACTGCAAAAACCGGAAACTGCCTTTGTTCGCCCCTCCAACCGGCATCTGCTGGACATGCGGCCTCAATATCTATTACGACTATGGGCCCGAGATGAACCATGCCTATTCCGTACACGAGGCGGGAAACCAGCATATCACCGGATGCCCTTATTGTCACACGTCTTTCTGCGAATAACGATCAAAGAGGTGATCCCCATGTTTTATGTCGCTTTGTTCCTGATTGATCTTCTTTCGGCTGTCGCTGTTGTTGTTTCCTTCCCCGTCCTGTGTTTTTCACAGGATTTTTATCAGGGATTGCGCGCCGGCTTGTGCCTGTTTGGCACCGGCCTCAGCCTCCATTTTGTCCTCAGTTGGTTTTTTGATGAAATAAAACTGGTTCCCGACGAAAATGAAAACGGCGAACCTCCGACGGATCTTTGAAACCTACTATATAAAAGGAGGGGCCATGACACCGTTTTATGAGCTTCATACCCATAGCGAATATTCAAATACGCACCTTATCGACTGCATCAACAAAATCAACTCTCTTCTTGACCACGCAGCCCATCTTGGGCTGTGTGGTCTTGCTTTGACGGATCATGAGTGTCTCTCAGGCCATATCAAGGCCCTGAACCATGCGAAGGAAATTCAGCAGGAGCATCCCGATTTTCAACTGATTCTTGGCAATGAAATTTATCTCTGCCAGGACGTTTCACCTGTGACCAGCGAAAATGGGCGTGTTTCCTACCCAATCGAAAGCGGACAGTTCTTTCATTTTGTGCTGCTTGCCAAAGACGCGCAGGGCCATCGCCAACTGAGAGAATTGTCTTCAAGAGCATGGTCTCGCTGCTACTCTTATAAAGGAGTCGAAAGGCTCCCTACCTTTTATTCAGATCTTGATGATGTTGTTTTACCTGATCCCGGTCACCTGATCGCATGCACCGCTTGCCTGGGAGGAGAATTTGCCAAGCTCACGCTTGCCGGAGATGTGCAAGGGAGCCTCTCTTTTGTTTCCAAATGCCAGCAATGGTTCGGCGAAGGACATTTCTTTATCGAATTGCAACCCGGCTTGTCTCAGGAGCAACGCCTGTTCAATACGCGCGCCATCAAATTCTGCAAGCATTTTGGCCTCCCCTGGATCATAACCAATGATGTCCACTATCTCAGTGCGGACAAACGCATCCTTCACGAAACCTTCCTCAAGTCGCACGAGGAGGAGCGCGAAGCAGGTGATTTTTATGAGTCCACCTATTTCAAAACTCCACAAGAAATGATAGAGCGCATGCAGTCTGACATTGCACAGGAGGATATTCTCGCCGGCTTCCAAAACACTGCCGTTATTGCAGATCTTTGCAAAAACGCCGGTGATTACGGGCTTTTCCATAGCACCATCGTTCCCAAGCGCTCTCTCCCCTCTTTGTGCCCAAATCACGTTCTGGCAAATGTGGATCGTTCTCTTTACCCCTTTATTCACCAGTTTTCCACCAGCGACGAACCACAAGACCGTTGGCTTGTCCAGCAAGCCGCCAAGGGGCTTTCCAACAAGCGTATTCCCCTTGACGATACAGTCCTCTCCCGTATCAATTATGAACTTGAGCAGATCGATGGCGTTTCAAAACGTATCGGTCAGCCTGTGAGCGCCTACTACAATCTTACGCAGCTCATTATACAAATTATGTGGGATGATCAAGGCGGAAACAGCCTTGTTGGGCCTGCCCGTGGTTCTGTAGGCGGGTGGTATCTGGCCTATCTTATGGATATCATTCAGCTTGATCCGCTCAAGTGGGGAACTGTCCCGTGGCGCCATCTGCACGCTTCGCGTCCTGATATGCCCGATATTGATATTGATACAGAAGGTTTCAAGCGCGCCAGTGTTTTTAACGCGATTCGCGATTATTTTGGTCATGACAAGGTTCTCAGCACCATTACCTTCCGCACGGAGACCCTCAAGTCTGCCATACTCACTGCCTGCCGTGGGCTTGGAATTGAAAGCGACGCCGCCGGCGAACTGTCCAGCCTCGTCCCCATTACACGCGGCAAGGTATGGACGCTTGATCAATGCCTGCATGGTAATGCCGACAATGGATTCCAGCCGGTTGCCGAGTTCGTTTCCAAGGCCAGTCAATATCCCCATCTGCTGGACACCCTCAAGGAAATAGAGGGCATTGTTTCCGGCAGAGGGCAGCACGCAAGCTCCGTATATCTGTTCAACGATCCTTTTATCGAACACAATTCTCTTGCAAAAACTCCAAAAGGAATTGATTGCACCTGCTGGAGCATGGAAGACAGCGATCAGTGTTCCGCACTGAAGGAGGACTTCCTTACCATCGAAGCCCTTGATAAAATTCGCCAGTGCATGCAGTATCTGCTGGACGATGGCCTGATCCAGTGGAAAGGCTCTCTCAAGGCCACCTATGACAGTTTCCTTCATCCTGATGTTCTGGATTACAATACGCCGGAAATGTGGGCCATGGCCGCGGACGGAAAAATCACAGATCTTTTCCAGATGGACACACCAACAGGAGGTGAAGCCATTAAAAAGGTGCGTCCAACCAACCTCAAGGAAATGGCTCTTACCAATTCTGTTATGCGTCTTATGGGCAATGAAGATTTTTCGCCCATCGACCGCTTTGTGGCTTTCAAAAACAATCCGTCTCTCTGGTATGAGGAAGCCCGCGCCTGCGGTCTTACACAGGATGAGATATCTACGCTTGAAGCCACGCTTAAACCCAACCATATGTGCAGTATCGAGCAGGAAGATCTCATGCGTCTGGTCATGGACCCCCATATCAGTCATTTTGACATGGTGCAGGCCAATAAAGCCCGAAAAGGTGTAGCAAAGAAAAAGGCGAATCTGGTTGCAGAAATCAGGGAGCTGTATAATCAAAAGGGCGCTGAAATCGGCTCTCGCAAATTGTTTCTTGATTATGTATGGAAGTTTTTCATCACTCCACAGCTTGGTTATTCCTTCTCCGCAAACCACACCCTCCCCTATTCCTGTATCGCCTTGCAGGAAATGAACCTGTTTTATCACTACCCCCATATTTACTGGCAGTGCGCCTGCCTTACTGTCAACGCTCAGGCAGACGAAGAAGGTGAAGACAACAGCTCTACCAATTATGGGAAAATAGCTTCTGCCATAGGCCGCATGCAGTCTCAGGGCGTATGTATCGCACTGCCGGATATCAATCAGGCGCGCTTTGGTTTTCTTCCAGATGCCCAAAATGACCGTATCGTTTTTGGTTTGAAAGGTTTGGTAGGAATCGGGGATGATATTGTCAGGCAGATTATCGCCGGTCGCCCATATTCATCCATTGAAGATTTTTATGAAAAGAGCTCATCCCTTCCCTCGAAAGCCCTTGTCGCTCTGGTCAAGGCGGGATGTTTTGACACTCTGGAAAACAAACCGCGCCCTGTTATCATGCAGCGTCTGGTTTCTCTGATCGCGGCGCAGAAATGTGAAGACAAAACATCTCTGGATTTCAAGAACTTTTCTTCTGTGTGCAATCTCCCCGGTTTTATTCCCGGCAAGTTTTCCTTTCAGGTAAGTCTTGTCAGGTTTCGCGCGTCTATTTTCAAACCCTCCGCTCTGGTAACCAACAAGCCAAAGTCATACCGACTGGATCGCCTTTCTTCCATCTTTTTTGAAAATGAGCTTCTCTCCCTGTTCAAAGAAAACGAGGACTTCTATTACGATCAAAATGATTCCATCGTCATTTATCATGCAAAGTTTGAAAAGAAGTATAAAGAAGTCATTGCCCCACTGAAAGACTGGCTGACTTCTGAACAGACGCTTTCCGCTTTTAACATGGCGCAACGTGAGCAATTTGAAAAATCGTTTTATCAGCAGTATTGCTCGGGTTCTGTACCAAAATGGGAAATGGACAGCCTGTCCTTTTATTACACAGAACATGAGCTTGCCAATGTAAATACGGGCGCCTACAACATATCAGGCTTTGATTCCATACCGGAAACCCCCGTTCTTGAAAAAACAGAAACCCGCACAGATCCCAAAACCGGAAATACAACAAACTGGTCTCGTTATTCCCTCTACCGCATAGCCGGAACAGTGCTTGATCGAAATAATACCCGGCACACTGTTTCCCTGCTCACTACCTCCGGTGTTGTTACCATCAAGCTCTATGCCGGAGCTTATACGCACTATAACCGTCAGATTTCAAGGCAAGAAGGGGATACCAAAACCATTGTGGAGAAATCCTGGTTCACAAGAGGAAACAAACTGTTGGTCACTGGCATCCGGCGCGGAGACAACTTCTTCCCAAAGAAATATTTTGACTCTATTTATAAGCATACCATTTGTCTTATTGATTCTGTGAATTCTGATGGAACCCTTGTTTTACGCACAGACCGCTACAAGGAGGAATGATTTTGTCAGAAACTTCTTCTGATTTTCTGCATGCTCTGGTTCAGGTCAGGCATATCGTTTTCCCCAAAGAGTCTTTTACCCCAGGCAACTGGGCTGTTTTCGTCTGCGATGTTTTTGATGTTTTCTCCGGAGAACCTTATGATACGGAAACCATCAGGGTCAAGGGGTGTGTTTATTCTCTTGATATCGGTGGTCTCTATAATCTGAAGGCTAAAAAGGAAATTCACCCAACCTACGGGCCCACCTATCAGATTGTTTCTTTCAACAAGGAATTCAATCTTCAAAATGCTTCCTATCGGCGTATGTTTCTGGAAAGCCTGTATACCCCCCTCCAGGTTGAATCTCTCTATGCCGCTTTTCCCGATCCGTTTGGTATCATCGAAGCCGGAGATACAACCACCCTTTGCAAAGCAAAAAACATCGGCCCCTCCACTGCCGAGAAGATGGTAGAGAAATTCAAGCGGGATTATAAAAAAAGCAGGGCCTATGTTGAACTCGGGCAGTATAATCTACCCATTACTCTTATTGATGGACTGATCCGGCGCTTCCGGGGCGACATCGACAAGCTCATCTATACCATCAATGAAAATCCCTATATTATGATGCGCGAAATAGACGGCATAGGTTGGCGCAAAGCAGACCAGATCGCGCGAGCGAAAGGTATTCTTCCGGATAGCCCGCTGCGTATGGAAGCCGGCGTTTTGCATATCCTGCAATCTGTCACAGAGGACGGCAACACCTGGGTAAAACCCCAATGGCTCGCAAGTGAAATTCTATCCCTTCTTGGCCTGGGTGCGCAGTCCCTCGATAAATTCCGCGAGGCCCTTTATGCCCTGCACGAGAAAGAAGAAATCTGGTGGAGCGAGGATAAAGCAAAGATTGCGCTCTACCGGGTAAGGCGCATGGAGGAAGATATCGCCAATGAATTATATCGTATCTCGTCTGCCCCTCCGCTTCTGCCAAGAAACGCATGTTCTGTTCAGGACTCACTTGCCGAAATCGAGAAGGAGCAAGAGTGGACTTTTACCGAAGAACAGCGTCAGGCCATTCTTCTTACCCTTGACAACAATGTTTCCATCATTACCGGTGGTGCCGGCGTGGGCAAATCTTCTTCCGTCAGCGGCGTCCTACGTGTCCTTGGCAATTACTCTTTTGCACAGTGCGCCCTGTCTGGTCGCGCAGCCGCCCGCCTTACAGAAGTTACACACAGCGAGGGCATGACCATCCATCGTCTGCTTGGTATGTCTCCTGCGGGAGTCCGTTACACAGAAGAAAACCATCTTTCTTACGACATCATCATTCTGGATGAGGTTTCCATGGTTGGCGCGGAAATTTTTCTTCTCCTTCTCAAGGCCATTCCAACCGGCTCAAAGCTCATTATGCTTGGCGACGACGGCCAGCTTGAATCTATCGGACTTTGCAATATTTTCAAGGATATGCTTGATTCTGGTGTTGTACCCGTATCCAGACTTACCAAAATCCATCGTCAGGCCGCAAAGAGCGCAATCATAACTGAAAGCATCAAAGTCCGTAATCAACAGGATCTGATTCCGGACGGATGGGTCGGACACGAGGTTCGCGGAGAGCTTCAGGATCTGGAACTGAACATTTACGGCGACGCCATTCTCTCACAGGACACTATTTTGGAAACCTATCGGCGCCTCCTTGAAAGCGGCGTCAGCTATCATGATATTCAGGTTATCGTTCCTACAAAGCAAAGAGGGATGATCTGCACTCATGTTTTGAACACTTTGATTCAAGATATTGTAAATCCTGCCACCCCGGAAAACCAGGGCGTTACGATAGGCGACAGCAAAAACAAAAAAACATCTTCCTATACATTGCGCAGGAATGACCGCGTTATCGTAACCAAAAATATGTATCAGGCTTCGCGCTATTCCGATATCAGCGACTGGGGCTCTGAAACCGATCAGCCAGATACCATCGCCGTATACAATGGAGACAGAGGCATCATCAAGTTTGCAACCCCGCAACAGCTAGTGGTCACCTTTGACCAGTGGGGTGATGTCTCGTTCAAAAGAGACTGTTTCCATAACATTGAACTTGGCTATGCTCTCAGCTGCCACAAGCTGCAAGGCTCCGAGGCCAATTACGTCATTGTCGGGTTTGATATGTCAAGTATGATTCTTTTGAGCAAGGAGTGGCTTTACACTGCTATTACCCGCGCCAAAAAGCACTGTGTTATCTGCGCAGAAACCAGATCTGTTTCCTATGCAAACCATCGTTCCAATATTTCTCAAAAACAGACCATGCTCAAGGAATTATTGCGAGCCGCCTTCGATAGTAATAGTAACGAATCCGAGGAGGTGGTTTTTCATCGTGAAAGAGAAAAAACTAAACTATCGTTTTCATAATCCAAATACAATGGAAGCAACCATCTCCCACCTGCTTGAAATATTCATCGAAGCTAACGCAATTAAAGCCAAGCAGGCCATCGAAAAGGCTGCTGTTTTGGAAGAGCAGAAAAAACAATAAAATTAAAATCCCGGCAAAGCATAAAAATGTTTACATCTTCACATTCTATAGTATAATATAGTTGTACCAGATAGATACTTAATATATATGAGAGGTAAGTTATGAATATCGCTGCTTATTGCCGGGTCTCTACCGATAAAACTGATCAACTTAACAGTTTGGAAGCTCAAAAAGCCTTTTTCGCAGAATACACGCAGCGCACAGGAGATACCCTTGTACGCCTTTACGCTGACGAGGGTATCTCTGGCACTAAAATAAAAAACCGCAAAGAATTCCTGCGGATGATGGCCGACGCTGAACACGGCCTTTTTGAAATGGTTGTTGTAAAAGATATTTCCCGTTTTGCTCGAAACACAGTAGATCTTTTACAGAGCATTCGCAAGTTGAAATCTTTGGGTGTTGAAACTCAGTTTCTAACCGCTAATATGACCAGCATGGGCAATAGTGAATTTGTACTAACAATCTTCGGCGCTCTTGCTCAGGAAGAAAGCGCCAATACGTCCAAGCGTGTCAAGTTTGGAAAGAAGATGAATGCTGAAAAAGGACGTGTTCCCAACATTGTCTATGGATATGATAAAACCATTGGGGATTACTTCAATTTAACAATCAATCAAGAAGAAGCGGATGTTGTACGCCAAATTTTTTACTGGTATACCAGAGAAGGATATGGGTCAGCAAAAATATCGATTTTACTCAATCAACGGGGCTTAAAAACCAAACGTAACTGTTCCTGGAATCAAAACGGCGTCAGGCGTATTCTAAATAACGAACTCTATATAGGGAAAATCATAAACGGAAAAGAAGAAGTCATCGATTTCCTTACCGGGAAAAGAACGGAGCGGAATGAAGAAGACTGGTTAATCGTTGACCGTCCTGAGTTGCAAATCGTTGATAGCCAGACCTTTGAACAAGCGCAACAGATAATGGCGTCTCGTACAGAACTGTTTAAATTAAGTCACGAGCGTCAAAGCAATAAACATCTTTTTTCCACTCTAATTAGATGCAAAGAATGTGGATGGTCATTTCGTCGTACTGTACGCACTTATAAAAACACTTATGTTCGTTGGGTGTGTTCTCACCACAATGGAAGGGGTGAAAGCGAATGCTCTAACAGAATAACCATTGACGAGGAAGAGCTGGTTACGGTTCTTCAAGAGTATTTTGCAAATCTACTTCGTTTTAAAAAGGATGTTATCCTCTATGTCATTAAAGAGTTTCAGCGTGTATATCGGGCAAAAGACGAAAACGTAGAATATGAAAAAGAATTAAATGCTCAGATTGCGAAACTGCAAAAAAGTCGTCAAAAATATATGAATATGTATGCGGACGATCTGATTACTCGTGAAGAAGTTAATGAAAAAATCGGGGGCATGCGCAAAGAAATTGAACGATTAGAAAACGAATTAAAAATGGTAGCTTTTCATCTTACCAAAGCCGAACACCTGGAAGCCGTTTTGCGACAGACATTTAAAGAGATTGAAGACATCGCCGATGTGAGGCAAATGACTAACGCCCAACTCAAACGGATAATTCAAAAAATTGAAATAGACAAGGATGGAAATGTGGATATCTACTTACGTTTGTTCAGTGATCTAGGGCTGGAAGAAACCGTTCTAGTTAACGACATCTGTACACAAGGATGTAATAAAATAGAACGGTTCATATGGGCCATAAAATGAATTTATGGCCTTTTTATTTACCGTTATTGACATTTATTTTATAGCCCATTCGCTATATAATACAAAAGGGCTTTTACTTCATAGCCCAAATTGCCCTTGCACCTTGACAACTTCAAAAATATTGCTCACGTAGCACCTTCACAAATCAACAAAGGAGGACTTTTATGATCGTAACCTTAAAAACCTTTACACCTGATCCTCTTCAGGTAATTGAAGAGGCGGCATGCGAATGCTATCAATCAACCCCCGACCCTGACGGCAAGCATGTCTACCAATGTTATTTCAGTGGACACCGTAGTGTGCTTGAACATGTTTCTTTTACCTTCCAGGCCACTGGAATATCGCGGGCGTGTCTTGCTCAGCTTACCCGCCATCGTCTCGTGTCTTTTTCGGTTGAAAGTCAACGGTATGTAAACTATGAGCAAGGACTTCCCTTTCGGATGCCAGACTCGATTAAAAACAATCCGCAGGCAGCTGATCGTTTTAGCAAGGCTATGGGATTGGCACACGCCGCATATGTTTCTCTTTTGGATGCTGGTATTCCAAAGGAAGACGCCAGGTTTGTCCTGCCCAATGCTACCACCTGCAATGTCACCTTTACCATGAATCTCCGTGAGCTCATCCACATGTGCAACGAACGCCTCTGTTCGAGGGCGCAATGGGAAATCCGGGAGCTTGTTTCCGGAATGGTCGAAGAAGTAAACAAGGCCACTGGTAAAAAGTTCGGTTATATGCTCCAGCCCAAATGCTTGAGTAACCCCCTTCTCCCGCTTTGTGTGGAGGGAAAGCGCTCCTGCGGACGGGCCCCCACCGTCAGCCGATATATCGAAAGTACCAGTCCTTGCGAACCAAAGGAGGAACACTAATGGAAACCCTTAGAGAAAAATTCGTAGAAAACCTCACATATCCGGAAGCCTTCAAGCGTATCACCGATTCCATGGTTGACCTTTTTACCAAGAAAAACTCTGACTACGGCAGCTCGTTTGCATCTACATGGCAAAAACTTGGCCCCATTTCCGGCATTACACGAATCGCCGATAAATTCAACCGGTTATGTAATCTCGTTACCAACCCCAACGGACAGCAAATTAAAACTGAGAGCGTTGAGGACACGCTCTTAGATCTAGCAAACTACGCTGTACTGGCGCTCATTGAATTCAAAAAATCCAGTGGCGAATTTTACGTCGTGGAATGAGCAGGAGCCCGGAATGTTTTTCTCCCGTGCACCTCCCTTTTTCCATATGTATCCATGATGACTAAAACTCTATCATAAAAGAAAGGATGAATTATGGCTAATATTCTATATACTTCTCATTGCCCAATGTGCATGGTAGTTGAACACAAGCTGAAAGAAAGCAATATTCCTTATGAGGTATGCGATCTACGCACTTCACCTTCTGATGTGCTCATGCTGGAACAACATGGGATCAAGTCGCTTCCTGTTATGCGAACTCTGTCTGAAGACGGAAATGAGCGATTTATGACACCCTATGAAATCCTGAATTGGATTCTTGACCAAGCCAAAAAGCAGGACAAAGGGGTGAAGTAAGTTGAAACAGGTCGAAAAATACGCTAAATATCAACCTTATCTGGACTTTATCGAGCGTTACAAGAACGCCGACAACGCAGCCGATGGCAGCGAGCGCGACGCAAATGCCAACGTTGAGAATAAAAACATCACCACCATGGAAGGTGAGCTGTTCAAAGGAGATTTCATTGGTGTCAACCGCCTTGCCATGTGGCAAGAAATCAAGGAACTCTACGATGAAGAATTGGCAGAAGAGTATCTTCGTCAATTGGAAGAACACGAGATTTATCGTCACGATGAAACAGCTCTAAAGCCTTATTGCGTCTCCATCACAATGTACCCCTTCCTGTTCGGTGGCATCACCTCCATCGGAGGTTTGTCGGACGCTCCTACAAATATCCATTCCTATACTGGCGGTGTCGTTAATCTAGTATTTGCTATTGCTTCTCAGTTTGCTGGTGCGGTCAGCACGCCTGAGTTCTTGCCATATTTTGATTACTTTCTGCGCAAAGAATATGGCGACGACTATTATCTTCGCGCCGATGAAGTTGTTGATCTTTCTTTGAAAAAGCGTACCATCCGCAAGGTAGTTGAAGACCTGTTCCAACAGGCTGTGTATTCTCTCAATCAACCCGCAGCCGCAAGGAATTTTCAATGCGTTAGAGAGGACACCACTCAGCTGTGGACACCACAAGGATTCAAATATCTATCTGAACTAAAAGAGGGTGACACATGCTTCGTTTGGAAAGATGGTAAGATTTCCGAACAACCCATCAAGCACTTGAACGTGTATGACTATGAAGGGGAAATGATTCAATTCAAAGGGAGGAATTACCAACAGACGGTAACGCCCAATCATAGAGTGGTTTACAAATCCACCAGAGCTCCCGAGGATAGAGCAGATAAGGGAGAATGGGTAATCAAGGAAGCAAAAGATATCGAGCATCACTTGAGCAAAGTGTCAATGCCTATTGCAGGACAGGTGGAGCGGAAAGACGCAAACATTTCTGACAACCTGTTAAGGCTTTGCACATACGCGCTTACGGACGGTTCCATTATTACTCACGAAGGCAAATCCCCCTATTTGGTTTATTATATGTCACCCAACCGCAAAGGGCTGGAAAAACTTAAAACTATTTTACAAGAGGAAGGAATTGCGTATACTGAAACGCAATCTACTGTAGCCAAGTTTGGAAGCGTTAACAACATCAAATTAAATGTGGAAGATTCCTCCATTATTCTTTCCCTTTTAAACAATACAAAAAAGCAAATGCCAGATTGGTTCTTACAGCTTTCTCCGCGACAAGCACAAATCGTATTGAAGTGCTGGAGCGAAACGGACGGGCAACAGCTCCGTCAAAAGGACAAGGATGAACAAAAGCGCTTCCTCCTTCAGTGTGACAGTGAAGAAATTGCCGATGTTCTCCAACAGGTCTGCATGATTGCTGGCTTAGGGTCTGCTATTGTTCGCAAAGAAAGCGACATTTTCTCTGACAAAGGAAAAGCCGAAACGATTTACGTCCAGACCTTCGCCCGCCCCTGCAAAAGAGTTGATTCTTCTTCCCGTATTTTCTACAAGGGCAGAGTCTGGTGCCCCACCACAGACGCGGGAATCGTCATCTTCCGCGAGGAAAACAAAACTCCTTATGTGTCCGGCAATTCTGTATTCTGGAATATCGCTTACTATGACGAACCTTATTTTAAAGGTTTGTTCCAGGATTTTGTATTCCCTGACGGAAGCCCCATGATCTGGGAGTCCACGAGCTGGTTGCAGGAAACCTTTATGAACTGGTTCAATGAAGAGCGGAAGAAGAAGATTCTTACCTTCCCTGTTGAAAGCATCAGCCTTCTGCACAACGGCAAAGAGTTCATGGACCCCTACTGGAAAGAGAAAACAGCCGAAATGTGGGCGAAAGGCCATAGCTTCTTCTGTTATACCAGTGATAGCGTTGATAGTTTGTCATCATGCTGCCGGCTTCGCAACGAAATGCAGAAAAATACTTTCTCCTTTACCCTCGGTGCGGGCGGCGTTTCCACTGGTAGCAAGTGTGTCATGACCATGAACATAAATCGCCTTGTGCAAAACGCCATAAGAGACAACATCCCTATCGAGGAAGCTGTCGCCGCTCAAACTGAAAAACTCCACAAATACCTTTTGGCCTTTAATGAAATTCTCAAAGAGAACCTCGTAAAACACATGCTCCCAATCTATGAGGCGGGCTTCATCAGCCTTGACAAGCAATACCTGACCATCGGGATCAACGGCTTTGTTGAGGGCGCGGAGTTCCTAAGTATCGAAATTGCCCCGGACAATCCTGAATATATCAGCTATGGCGAGAAGATCCTTAAACCGATCTATCTTCTCAATAAGCGCGATAAAGATCCACAAAATGGGATCATGTTCAATACCGAATTTGTCCCCGCAGAAAATCTCGGTGTCAAATTCGCCAAGTGGGATAAACGCGACGGCTATTTTGTGCCTCGTGACTGTTATAATTCCTATTTTTATCTCGTAGAAGACGAAACAAAAAATGTCCTTGATAAATTCAAAATGAGTGGCAAGCAATTCACGCAATACCTCGATGGCGGGTCTGCTTACCACTGCAACCTCAGCGAGCATCTTTCCAAAGATCAATATCTCAAGATGCTCGATGCCGCAATGGTAACCGGCTGCCCGTATTTTACCTTCAATATCCCAAATACCATCTGCAATGATTGCGGACATATCGACAAGCATTGCCTGAATGAATGTCCCGCCTGCGGCAGTAAAAATCTTGATTATGCCACTCGCGTCATTGGCTATCTCAAAAGGGTGTCGTGCTTCTCGAAAGCCCGCAGGGAGGAAGCAAAGAAGAGGGCCTATATCCATGGTTAAATACGATGGATATGATATCACCTTTCAGGAAGTTCCCAACGAAGTCTCCCTTGTTTTCAACATCACAAACTGTCAGGGAACCTGTGAAGGATGTCATTCTCCGTGGCTGCGGGGCGACTATGGTCGCCCCCTCCATGGGGATCTTGAATCCCTTATCCAAAAATACAAGGGCCTGATTACCTGTGTTTGTTTCATGGGAGAAGGCAATGATGTAGAATCTCTCGTTTCGTGCGTACAAACAGTAAGGAATGCCGGCCTAAAAACCTGTATTTACTCTGGCCGCGATGAAAATACATGGGCGCTTTATCACACTGATTATTTCAAGTTCGGAAGTTACCAGCCTGATAAGGGCGGCCTAGACAAAGCCGATACAACCAACCAAAAATTTCTTTTTTATTCAGACCTAACCGGAGAAACCCCACCCAAAGATATCACCAGTTTATTCAAAAAGAAAGGAAAGTAATACCATGAATCAACCGGCACACATTCCGGGAACCAAATTTCCTGTCAACCCAGACATCACAGTGTATACCCCTCCTGCATATGATATGTCGAACGATCCTTTATATATTGATCGCTTGCCGCTTCCCTCATATGATGAATCCACTTCTTCCCGTCATCCGGGAGTGGTAAAATCCATTGCTGAGAATCTGAGAGAAGAAAACTACCATACCTTTATAGCTCTTCCTTATGCCTTTAGGGATATCGTAAATCATACTCCTCTTACACGCAAAGAGAGGAAACGTCTTTTATGCCGTCTCTGTAAAGCGCTGTATAACCATGATATTCTTCATGGAAATTGAAAAGGAGTGTTATTCTTTAATGATGTCGAATATTATTCTGAACCCCGATACGGAATACGCCAAAAAAAAGAAAAAGCTCATTAAGAAAAACAATGGATTTTGCATAGGAGAGCCACATGTAGAAGAATGGCGCTGTCCCTGTAAATCCTTCCGCGAAAAACAAACCAGCGGATGGTGCGGCGAAGGTTTATACTACAAAGAAATCACAACCGAGAAAGGAGAAACCCACTGATATGACATCTTCTGAAAGTAAAGAAAAAGTAATTTGCATCAAATATCACGACAACGCGCTTACCCCCCTCGAAGCCATCACCATTGGCGACTGGATTGATCTTCGCTCCGCTGAAACCATCCAGTTAAAAGCCGGCGAGTTTTATCTTCTCTCTCTTGGCGTCTCCATGCGCCTGCCGGAAGGTTACGAGGCGCACATAGCGCCGCGTAGTTCTACTTTCAAAAACTGGGGAATCCTTCAAACCAATTCCGTCGGAGTTGTAGATCAGTCTTATTGTGGTGACAATGATATCTGGAAAATGCCCATCCTTGCCACCCGTGATACCACAATCAATTTCAATGATCGCGTGTGCCAGTTCCGTATCATGAAAAAAATGCCGAAAGTTCGTTTTGTGGAACTTGCGCATCTTGAAGGCCCTGATCGCGGGGGATTCGGAAGCACTGGCAAATAAATAAAAAAGAGGAGCCTTCCCTTTTGGGGTTGGCTCCTCTTTTTTTATTCAAAAACAAGACTTGGTAGGGCGACACTCCTACATCTCCAACAAGGGCGACGGCTGCCGGTTCCGTCCTCAAATCCCATTTTTGCTAAAAAGGCGCGGAAGCTCACACCTCCGCGCCTGCGTGTTTTCTTTCAGTTGTAAAACAACCTATCCAAGTAGTGGTTTCCACGCAACCCCCGCAGGGCTCCACCAGACGCACCGCAACCTGGAACGGCGCCGGCTTCATCGCCCAGAATAACATCGAGTGTTATTCAGTAATTGTTTTTCTTTGCTCCTCTTCAAACTTCTTTTCCATTGCTCTCTGAACAATATTGCACAAGATTTCAGAAAACACTTTGTAAAATTCTTCTTTTCCTAATAATCCTATCATCGACAAATGCAGCGTCCTGATATCTCGACCTGTTGCAAATATGTAAGGATGTCCAATATACTGCCTAAAACAAATATCGAATTGTTGTTTTGTATAGCTTTTTGAACATTCTCCACACAAAGCTTGAATTGCCAGCAATCTGAGTTCTTCCATGTCTCTCATCATGGTCGAACTCAATTCTCTGTCGGTTTCTCCAATTTTTCTGATAAACCGTCTTATATCAGGGGGCTCACATCTGTCTTCTTTTCCTCTTGTTTGTTCAAACCATTCTCTGTACAGCCGCATCAAAGGGGTGTCTTCTGCAAATGTATTACCGTGCCTATCACCTGCTTCTTCTTCTTTTTCAGCGCTAGACTGGTCCTTTGTTCCGCCCTGTTTGGTTTTTTCTGTTTTAAGGCTGCCGGGATCGTTTTTTGTATTGGCGGCTTTCTTGGTTTCTGTTTTCTGTTTTGTTTTTCCAGCACCCTCTTTTCCTATGCGCGCAACGATCTCTCTCAGCGTTTCCGGGGGAGCGCAACACATCTTCTTCGTGTCCCTGTTGAAATAAGTCATTTCTGCAATGATCCAAACCGTATTGAACTCTACCATTTTGGGATGATATGCACAAGGTAGGCTATACGCCTCGAGAACGTCGGCGATTGCGTCGCGCACTTTGAAAAAACCGACTTCTCTTCTAATATATTCATCTATGCAAGCATATGCCTGCGCAATAGCAAACTGTCTTGTCTTTTGGAAACGCTCCTTTGCTTTTCTCACGGCTGTTATCTTTTTCTGGTTTTTTCTACCACCTGTGCCTTTTGGGGGAGGGCAGTTTTCTTCTTTCCATTTTCCCTCATACTCAATCGTCGCCCATGTCCCCCAGCTCCCTTGTGGGACTGGACGCCCTGTTCTCCACCCCATAACATTGACGCTCCTTTGTTTTATAGTTGTTATGCAACTCTATTTTTCACTACCCCTAGTATAAAGCATACCAGCATTCTCGTCAAATGAAAAGACGGCGGCTCTGGGTGGAGCGCCTCTCCCCGCGAGCCGCCTGCCTCTGCCATCCCGGATTCAGTTTGCTTCTACATTCGCTACGTCCTTTTCTGTCATTTCCATTGTCTCTGTGGTTTCCACTGTGTGCCCCATCTGCTCACAGAACGCCTTGATCAGGATATCAATCACATCCCACTGTGTTTCTGTCAACTCAATATGATAAGCAGCAAGCAGTTCGTTTAACCTGTCCATACAATACTGCTTGCGTTCATCCTTGGAAATCTCATCGTTATACCATGCATTTTCAGCCGCAAGCACGGCCTTATTCACCAGATCCATAATCAGATTGATTAAATCAAGCGTCTTGAGATCGGTCACATCCGCCAGGGTGTCAATAACTTTGGACAGAGTTTCTACAATATTTGTAATTACGCTCATTTGCGGAGCATTCAAAACGCCTTTCTTTGCCAACCAGTAGAAAACAAGAATTACTCCAAAAAACGCAGCCACTACAGCCAGAACATAATACCACTCCATAATATCCCTCCTTCTAATTGTTATCCAACAGAGTCTTTATTGTTGGCAGGTTTTGTAACAGCCGGACACGCGCTCTTTCCTTTGAACACATTCTCCACGCCGCCTTTTACAATAACTGCCGCGAAGATTGTCGTGTACACCGGCACGCTGATTTCAAATACCTGCCTCGCAGCTCCAGCAGAGCAAAAGAATGTTTCTGCTATTATCGTAACTGCGATGTGAGCGAAAAACCCCCACATAAAAATAATAAACATCCGTTTTGAAAATTCTTTGTCGGATGTTTTAGGCCATTCTGTTATGCAATTTTCTTCTTTGCTGTCTAGCTCTTTATTGTTTATCCGCAAGCTCATATACAATGTTTTCCTTTTTTTCAAGTACACTGATCCGGCCTTCGTGATTCGCAATCTGTTTATCCTGTTTTCCCTCGTGCTCCCACAGGCGCTTATGGCTTTCATGGCTTTCTTTTTTGTGGTCTGCGATATCTAATGTATTTTTGTTCACATCTCCTCTAAGATCACCAAGCGCAACTGTAAGCGTCGTAATGGAAGTATTTAGCTTTAGCAACGGGCCGCCTATTGTCACACCTAAACCAACCAATGCGATGATTACCGTAATCACTGTCCATTCATTCATGCGTCTACCTCCAGAAAGGCGTTCATCATGTATGCGCGTCTCATATATCCGTCAGAGCATATTGCAACGATCAGAGACCAGTCTTTTTCTCTTTTTTCTACCCGTACACGAGCCTGAGGATTAACCAACCAATAGACAGACTCCTGCTGACTGGGGGATTTCCTCAATTTTACCGGATAACCGTTCGGAGAAACGACTGTCGCATATTTTTCTTTGGAGGAAGAAGACGGAACACCGATAGATAAATTATTGTCGTTTTCTTCGCTTGCCTCCTGATTGCCAGCTTCATTATCACTTTCACCTTCGGATGTATCACCAACGCCATAATCTATCCATTGCGGGAATCCGATCATATTCCATCCACCATTAGGAATCGTTTTACCAGTAAATTTGCTTTCTGCAACACACCCGCGAGATGCGCTTGCGTGTATCGCGCACCCTTCCAGAACAACACCCATGTGATTGGCATCTCCATAACCATCTCCACGATATTGTTCCGGCGCCCCAGAATCATTGGGATCTACAATAAATACCCACGCTCCAACAGGTACACTTCCGTATTTTTCAGTACACTCTTCCGGAGTTCCCCTCCAAACACAGGCTCGATAATGAGAATTGCTTCCAGAAAGATTACATTCACTCTTGGGGACACCACATTCATGGAGCAAATATTCACATAATCCCTGACAGTCCATGCCAGAAAGCGTATCTCCCCCCTTTACGTATGGAATATAAACCCCATCGCGTACCTTGGCAAGTAATTCCTCTCCCTTTTGTGCGTAATCCAAATTAGAAATTTTAGTCACTTATTTCACCCCTCTTTTAATTCTATGATAACTTATACGTGCCTTCAGCGTGCCCAGCCACGCCGCGCGGCGGGCCATGTCGTTGGTGCCCAGGTAGTCCATGGCCCCGCCCGCCTGGCGCGCGCAGTGCTCCACGAAGGCCTGGCAATCCATCTCGTCATAGGTATAGCCCACGCTCACCGCCTGTACCGCAGCGGCGGCTACGCTTTCTCCAGTCGGTTTCATTATTTTCCCTTCTTTACTTTATTGTATTGGATAGATAAGTGTGCAGTATCCGCTTGCGATGTTAATCGGCGAGGGAAATAGGCTCAAAACATTGTTTCCGCCGTCAATATACACCATTGTACCGCGCTCGACCGCTCCAAGATCGTGCAGCCATGCCTGACATCTAAACCGGCTAATGTATGGAAGCTGTACGGACGCGGCTACCCCTGCCGAAAGCTCAATCCCGGATAGCGATACGATCGCAAATCCGCATCGTTGTGTTAATATGCAGTTTCCCCATTCATGGGATGTGCAGTTGTGCATCATCTGCGATGTGATTAGTGTGGCCTCTTCGTTGCCCCATGGGGGACAGCCCTGATCATAGATACCGTAGACGCTATTGTCTCGCCAGCGATAGAGGCGTCCATCTGAAGCATAGTACAAATATAATTCATCAGGTTTTCCGATAAACGCATCACCGTATGTTGGATTGTATAAGCTGACAATTTTGCCGCCCTGATCACTAATCGCGCCAACGTTTTCGGCAGATGCCGGAGCCGGTATCCTCCCGTTCATACCGCCGCCCCCTTTCGGGTGTAGCTTAGGCTACGCGCTTCCAGCGGCAGACGGCCAGCGACGGCTGCATGTTGTTGTGGGCCGCATTGCCACCTGTATATGCAATTAAAATCGTAGATTCGGCAAAAGGCTTTACGCTTGTGCCGAAAGACAGGTAACTTTCGTTCGGATAGGTGCCATCTTTGCCCATTTGCATATGTATATCGCCATCCGAACCCGCTTGTTGTATTTGGTGATTGTGGCTGGGCATTTCGCCTGTAGTCAGCACATGTACCTCCTCGCCGCCCGCCCATCCCACGGGATGGCTTGCATCCGACGCTATCAGCGCCCGCCCGTCCGCGATACGCTGCCACTGCGTTCCGAAACCAACGGCGCTGTTGGGGTCCATTTCCACCGCAAAATCTACGATAATCCCTACCGGATACACCCGGTCGATGATGGCGCGCATCACCGTGCTGATCGTCCCGGTCATGCGCGCCACCGCCTGACGATAGGGGAGAAGCTACAAGGGGTAGCGTACCCCCCCCCCGATGGAAGGTGCTGTAAATCATGGTTGTATCCTCCTTATCACGCTGTCCTGCGCCACATGTACACTGCAATGTATGGCGGCATGTTGTTATGCTGCATGCCGCCGCCGGTTCGGCCCGTATACCCGGATAAAGCCAAGCTGGATTCGGGGTTATAGCTGGCATACGTCTGGTATGCGTATAAATTCGTGTCTTGTCCGCCAGTAAAATAGAGTGTCTCGGCATGCAAATGAGGGGGGATCTCCGACTCCGTCAACGCGTGTGCCGCCTCACCGCCCATACTCAATGGCGGATACAGATTGCTGCTCGTTGTAGCTCCCAGCAAAAACTGTCCTTCCATCGCTACCCACGTCCCACCGAAGAGCGTAGCCGGGCTGGTAGCCTGCATTGACATGTATATACTTCCCACCGGCCACGCGGCTAGTTTTGCAGTTTTGACAATCGGCGCAAACAGCGCCGCTATTTTACCTGTCATTTTATTCTACCTCCGTAAGCATCATATATCCTGATAATTCTCCTGTTGGTTTTAATGTAGTGTTTAGCGTAACCTTTCCAGAACTTGTAACCCAGTTAATATCAGATAACTGGTTATCGCGTGTTTCTGCTGTTAATACACATTCCATAATCGCTGTTTTATCCGTTGTTCTATCTTCGCTAATTACATAGGTAAACACCCCATCTCCCACCCAACCAGATAGTGGAATAGAAAATGTTAACATTCGTGGCGAGGCTGCATCTTTCCCATCTCTCCCATCTTTTCCGTCCTTTCCATCTTTTCCGTCTTTTCCGTCTTTTCCCCGGCCTTCGCTTGATTTCTTATTCAATTTTATCTCGACAGCCTTCAATATACTGTCAATAATAGTATCGATAGCCTTCTGATCTATCAATTTATTCCCATTTGCCATGTTTTCCCTCCGTTATTCCACGACCTCCCATCCATATACGCCCGGCTCCCATACATTGTTATCAATAGTAGACACCCATGTTTGTCCATTATGTGTCACCTTGTCGCCCTTCATGTAGGGGTTGGTGCTCTCCGGCTGCTCCCAGGGCAGGGGCGCGCCGGTGTCGCTGGTAAGCACCTTCGCCCACAGGCTGGGTGCATCTGTTGGTGTCCATGACGGCTGTGCGGTATGTGCAGTCAAACATTTATAAAGCACATTATTGTATCTTACCCTATCATCCTTTTTATAGCTGCCATCCGCTTTCCATTGTGGGTAAATCGCAACTGCGTTTACCGCCTGTTCATCAGTAAGGATCTTCATTGCCACATCCATTGCTTCTCGTAAAATACGAGCTTCTTCTAAATACTTCCCCATCAGTCAGCCACCTCGCTATCACCTGTAATGCCCAATAATTCTAATGCGGAGCGCATATCTTCCGTATCTTTTTGAACTTGTTCGGCAAAAGTAAGCACCCTTTCGCCATTCCGGTAAAAATGTTCGCCATCCCATGTATCACCAATAGTTGCCGGTACATCGCCCATGGGTACAGCTGAAGGAAAATCAGAAGCGTTTGCCGGATAAAGCCAAATTACATTAGTCACAACCCCGTCTTCAACAAGTGCATAATTCATGCTTTTCACCTCTTTTTTATGATCCGCCACCAACGGAAAAACCACCACAGGAAGATGTCTTGTCGCACCCTCCCCAGGTTTTATGAAGCATCCCTATCTTTTTAAAATGTTTGTATCCGTGTATTCTCTGTTGAAACTCCACGGACGAAATCCCGTCTTTCATTTTGGGGATGTTGTTCTTTTTCTTTCTCATGTGTTTCACCCTCTGTGGTTGCGGATGATCACAATGCCGCTACCACCAGCTTTGCCGTTGTCGCCGTTTGAATCGCCGCCGTTGCCGGTGTTGGCCGCCTCATCCTGCGTATGCGCGGCGTCCATGCCCCAGCCGCCGCTGGAATACAGCGTGCCCTCGGGCGAGCCGAAC